TAAAATAATATTAATATTATTTAGATTTGCTACATTGGTTTTAAATGTAAAAGTACAAAGGGTTTCTTTATCAGTATTAATTTGCCATGAACTACCAAGTTGATTGTTACTTGAACCATCAAATCGATGAATAATTAAAAGCAAACTTGTTTGAGCTGCAGTGAGAGATTTTGCCTTAAATGACAAGGTATATGTTTGATCAATCTCCAACCCATCTTCAGAAGTTAGTTGTTCAAAAAAACCTTTGAATGCAGTTGTTGTATTAGTTGATCTAAAACGTCCCCAATTTGCTCCATTTTGGTCCTTATATACCTCCATAACGCTACCAGCAACGTTTGCGTTAATACGCCAGTTTGACAAAGCAAACGGCTGTGTAAAATCTCCATTTTTAATTATGTTGTCACCACCACTTGAAGAAATTGCAGCTTTGATAATTTTGCTTTCTTCTGCAATGGCTTGGTTAGTTTCTGTTTTGGTGTAACGAGTACTATCAAGAGTTGCAGAACTATTAGTCCATAGATCACCAAATTTCTGACGGAATTTAGCTTCCAGAGACTCAGTAGCAGCTGAGATCGCCTTAGTTGTATCAGACTTACTTGAATAATCAACAAGAATAGAAGACTTAACAATAGTGCTGTCTACATCTGATTCATTTAAAACAGGTGCAATTCTATATGCTTGTGCTTCCCACCAACCAACATTACCCGTATGACCTAAAGCAATACCCAGTTGAATTTGAGGATAAGTTTCAGCAACCGAAGTCATATTGATGACTTTTGAAATGAGAGTCCAAGATTCGTTTGCTGGGATTTCAGCAACGGGTACACGTACACTCGTATAATTTGCCGTTGAAAATACACCATCATTTTTCGCACGGCCAATTGGGATGTAACAAAGCCCATTAGAGTCAGAGCTACGGCGAACAAGGAAACTCACAATATATGCACGAGTATTTGGTAGTGCTTGTTTATTGTAGTTAAAACAGTTTACTGGATTAGATGTGTCCTTTCTGAAAACTGTATTACCAATTTTCCCTGTAGTCGTTGTTTTAAAATACTGAGACATGTCCCAGCCATAATGGCTATACCACATATCAGGATTTTTAAAGTTGTAGTCTCCTGCTAAAGAGTCACTGTCATTGGCTGCCTTTAGCGCCTCATCTAATTTTGTAAGAGATGTATTGAATGCCTTAGTTTGTGAGGCTGTAACTTCATCTAATTTTGCATTTGTAGCATAGTTATTTAGGGCCTGAGTAGTGTTATAAATGTTTTTCTCAACATCACTCATCCCTGCTTCAAGTTTTGATGTTCTTTGAGCAAGAGCACCACTCTCAGTTACATAGGTTTGTTTAAACTCATTTAGATTCGCAGAAACTTGATCGAATGCAGCATTGAAGTCGTAAGGACTTGCAATCCAATTATCTGTAGTTATGAATTCCCCTTTAACTAAGACAGCCCAATAAACCGTACCTACACTGTTCTTATCCGCAGTTGGTTTGTTTAGCATGTAGAAGTGGACTTCTTTTGCTGTTCCAGCTGAAGTCTTTGTAAAGGTGATTTTGCTGATTACTTTACCTGTTGTGTTGATAACCTGCTGTAAAAACTGACTTCCGCCACCAGCATAAACAGCTAAATTTGAATTTGTGTCACCAGCACCTCGTGTATGCTCAGCACACCACAAGAGCGTATATTTTGCGCCTACTTCCCAGTCTTCACCAAGTTTATAGCGTAGATGAGGATAAGAAACGCCATTGTAAGTTCCTACCACATTAGAGTTAATCAACAAGTTCGTACCAGCTGGGGCCGACTTGTTAAGATTTGCAGATAAAGTATTAGCCTGTTCTGTAACAGCTTTAATCAGTCCAGCTTGTTCAGATACTTGAGAATTTGTTGTTTGTAATGCTTCAGTTGAGGCTTTTTTACTTACTTCAGTATTGGTTATTGTTAGATCATTTCTAAGTTTTGAAATATCTAAACTTTGAGACGATAAAGTATCGCCATGCTTCTTCACTTCAGCTTGAGTAACTTTAATCGCTTCCGCATTAGCATTTAATGAACTTTGAGTATCCCGTGGGCTTGGGCTCCACGCAGTAGCTTTATTACCAGCTTCGATCTGTAATTTTTGAATTGTAGGAATTCGACCTGTGCCATATGTACCATAAAACTCAATAGTCGATTCAGTTGTGCTACCAGTGTGTAATTTAGGAAACACAGTAACTTCAAATTTTTGAAATTCACTTGCTTTGGTGACTGTTACGGATGTTGTGAAGAAATGAGCGGATCTATTAGATGAATATACTTGTACAGTTCCAGCAACCGGTACACTCACTTCAAAAGAAATCGTAACCGACTTATCTAAATTTTCGTCATAAAAAGCTTTCAACTCTTTGCTACGTTCATACATTAAGTATTCACGGCTTGTTGCTGCTGTGGATGTTCGAGGCGCTTCTGAATTAGCTACGGCGTTTACACCACCAATCTTAATGTTATTCACTGCAGCTGTAATATCAGTCGCCACACGCCCCATGGCGCTATCAAGATCACTCTTTGTAGCTGTTTTCAATAATGCTTGAGAGTTGCTCTGAATACCTGTTTCAGCATTCTGCATTCTTGATTCAAGCTTACTGGTTCTTTCAGCTTCAGCTTCTGTTCTGTTAGTTGCTGTTTTGAATAAATCATTTGCAGTTGCTGTTGCATCATTTGCAGAAGCTAAAGAGTTGTTATCTTCAACAATAATGTAATTAAGCTGACAAATTCCTGTCTGAAAATTGTAGTTTGCAATAAACATTGGGGCATAATATTCAGCTTGTGCTGGGAAAGTACGTGGATTATCAATTGTCCCTAAACCAGTTGCCGCCCCAATAGACTTACCTTTCATGTATAGAACTACTTCTTGCCACTCACCTAAATTAGGCTTAACGGCCGACAATAAGTAGTTAGAAGATCTCATATCACCTGCAAGGGAGTTTGTAGTCGTTACGTATTTACTTTGGTCTGCATTTTTACATGCAACCCCAAGGTAAATAGTTCCAGATTCCCCAGCTACACGGCGGAAGCGAGCACGTACCCGATAAAGCGTATCTGGATTAATCTTTACAAACTCATTCCAGTGAACCCATGCCTCATCATTACCGGCATTATTCCCAAGCTCAAGAATATAGCCACCAAATGCATCAGCATCTTGAATTACTTTCGCTTCACCAGTGGTTCGCCAACGTGTCCAGTCATCAATTCCTTTTGACGTTACAACAGCACGTACACCCGACGTTACTTGCGTTTGTGACTTTAAGCTTAAAAGATTTTGAGAAAGTGCTTCGGTAGCTTTTACCGCCGTTGTACCTGTTTGCTGCGCCTCTGCTGCATGATCGAAAGCTAGTTTAGCAATGTCATCAGTAGTTTTAAGTGATGATGAAAGGCCATTTATTCTTGTATTTGTATTACTTTCTAGGGTTGAAACACTTTTTTGAACATCAGTAATTTGCCCTTGTACCTTTAAGTTTTCTTTAGAGATACTTGTATCAAGTTCACTAAATTTTGAAGTAGTAGACTGCTCAAATTCGGCAAGTGACTCAGTAACTTCTAGAATATTTGCATTAGATTTCCGATCAGCCTCTTCTAGAGCTGCTTTCGTTTGGTCGATGCGTAAAGATAAGGCTTTATCACCATCAGAAACTGATTGAGCAATTGTTGCTAAATCTGAAGTTGTTTTAGTTTTATTCGAATTATAGTCGGTTTTTAGTTCTTCAAGTTTTTTTGCTTCTGAAACAAGCTTTTCATCAACAAGTTTTACAGATGATTCAACCTTTTCGATATATGAAGCATTTCCAGTAATTTGATCACGCCATGCTTTTGGAATGGTGTCATTAAGTGCTGTAATGTCCCAGACTTCATAATCGGCAAGGATTACGTCCACTGGGTTTGCTGTGCTTGGTAAAGGTGGATTAGTGCCAGCAATAACACGGAAATGCCCATGGATTGCTGCAGGCGCATCATAGCCACACTGAACAACAGAGTAGTAAACCTCAAACTTACCTGTGCCCTCTTTATTTCCAAGTACTCGTAAATATCCTCCTGTGCCTGTAGCGTTGCCGACTGGTAACAAATATGTCCCTTTTGGCATTTTTATAATTTGTTTTATTAAAAACGTTTTATTAGGAGCAGCAACAAGAGTTGGAACAGTCGGATACCAGCCACCACCTAAAGAAGCAGTGGATCTTAATAGCATCTCATGGGTACTATTTACTGGGTTATCAGAAGATTTAGCTTGTCTAGTAAACGTTGAACCTGAAGGTACAACATAAGCGCTTAAACCCCCATTCCCAGATAGAAATGTAGGATCGTCACGTAAAGGCTTACCAAGTGATTGCATTCGCGCTAACTCAGTAGCATTTAACAAACTTGCATTTGTGGTATCTAAACTTGCTTGAATTTGATCAGTCTTTTCAGCAACAGATTTACTAAGATCAACTACTGTACGTTCAACACTATTAATTGCCGCTTTGTTATCACCAATTTGAGACTGGGCAGTACTAATTTGTTCAGTAATAGCTCTATCTTGAGCAGCAAGGGTTTTAATTTCTTCTGAAATTAAGGCATTTGATTTACCCAATTCAGTTTGCATTTCAGCAAACTTAAGCTCAAAACTTTTTGTTAATGCCTCTTTATCATTTGCACGTGCTTCAGCTTCAGCTAGAAGACCCGAATCGACTTTCTTATCTAGGTCAACATACTGGGCTGCAACTTGATCAACTTTTTTAACTGCAGCTTCAGTTTGGTTAACAATAGGTTCAATTTTTTGATTGATGAGTGTATTAGTTTCTTCACCTAATGCTAATTTAGCATCATCAATCATTTGACCAGCTTTTACTAAGTTTTGATCAATGTCTTGTTTTAAGACGGCCTTAGTTTGATCAATAACAATAAGAGTATCAGCAGCTTGTTTTTTACGGTCTAGAACTTCTTGATCAGCTACTTTTTTTGCGTTTTCTGCGACTAATCGAATTTCATCTGCATCACTTCTTACATCAGCAATGATTGAATCTGTTTCTCTTTTAATAAATCCGATTTTGTCATCGAGTTCTTTTTCAGCACGAATTGCACGTTGCTGAGCATCTGCAACCAGCGCTTCATTCGCTTGAATAGACTGATCAATACGTTGATTGGCTTCATCTAAACGAATATTGGCATCACTTACATGCTGCTCAACAATCTGTTTAGTATCAATAATTTCTTGATCAATATAAGCTCTTACTTCATCAACCTTACTTTGTGCAATTTGACCAACTTCTTTTACTTGATCATGTATTTTTTGCACTTCTTCATCAATATGATTGATACCTTCTTCAAGCAATTTATAGGCATCAGAATCTTTAATATTTTCAATTAACTTTTCTACTTCTTTTACTTTTTCTTCAATCGCTTGATTAGTTTGCTCACTATTTTCAATCTTTTCCCCTTGTTCTTTTAATTCTTCCTTAAGCCCTTCTAACTTATCAAGAGCATCTTTAAATGCACCTTCAATGGATTTAGGGTCGATTGGCACACCTGCAACCGTAAGCGTTGTGCCTACGGCCATACTGCCTGCAACAGAACTATTGCCTGCAACTGAAGTATTACCTACTACAGTGCTATTACCCGTTAATGTGCTATTACCAGTTTGTTGTGTATTAGCTTGTACATTCATCAACGGCGTTTTGATCGAAACGGTTGTGCCAGAGTCTACTTTTAAATTTTCTTTAGAGATAAATTCAATATTGTCTTGTCGAATACGGCGCACTCCCACAATCGCGCCTTCTCCATGACTGACATAACTATGGATTACTGGACGTTCTTCATTACCATTTTCAAAGAAGACATAGACGTCTTCCCCATCCACAATTTGAATTTCTGTATCTAAATCACTATCGCCGACTGGATACGCAAAAGTTGCTGTAATTCCTTCACTTGCGCCATCAGTTAAACCATGAATGTGTACTTGTGCAGTACGACCTTTTGCGTTGTAACTTAAAATCTTTGCACGTTTTAAACCATTCATATATTTGACCTACAAATTAGCAATCCAGAACTTTGATGAAGTCCCCATTGATCCCCCGATTGCGCCTGTATCTATATGATGTGCAGCAGTTAAAACGACATACTTCTTACTATCTATTTCGAATATATCGCCTGCATTCCAGTTCAAATTTAGTGGTCTAATAATGGTCCCGCGCATGATCAAAACTTTTTCCAAGTTTTTAACTTGTCGGGCATCTAAACCAGCTCTTTGCGTAACAGTGTGGCCTGGGGTTGTTGAGTCATCACCAACAACCGTTGAACCGTTATTCTCAACTGTGACAAAAGATGATTTTTGCATCAGTTCCAAAGGTTTACTGGATATCCAAACGACACTGCTAGGATCTAGTTTTGTGATAGGTTCCTTTTTGAAGAAAGAATCAATTTTTTGAGCAGACACTTTATTATTTTGAAAGCAAATTACTGCCGCTTCTTGCTGAAGATAATGAGCCAAGCGCTGTGTAGGCATACTACCCTTTAAACAAACAAATTTAGGCAGAGGTAAATCACTGCCCAGACTGATTGTTGCACCACAAGCTCGAATTACTGAATTAAAAGAAGTTTCATTACTAATAACTGCTTGCTTTGAATATTCGATAAGTCTTTTACAACCAGCCAAAATGCCAATACATGAGATGCCACCAATTCGCCGATCTTGTTTAATAGTCTGAGTTTTTAAAGGGGTGACTTTGATAAGTTCGAAAGGATGAGATATGTCATTTACAGTAAGTTGCTCCCCTTCTTTTAAAAGGGAGTCTAATTCAGTAGTAGATTGAACTGTGAACTCAATGGATGCGGGGATAGGTACGAGATCAGTTCTTAAAGTTGCACTAATCAGCTCAGAAGCTGGAATAATTTTACCCGCAGATACAATGGTGATTTGCATTAACGGTTCCCCAAGTTAAAATTAAAACTCATTGGGGCCATACAAAACGCAAGTTTAGGCAAAGCGTCTTTCTTTTCGTTATAGATCTGTTGAGCTTCCGAGACAGATAATCCATAACTTTCGACACCGAGCCCACGGGTCGCCTCAACCAATCTCGCTTGCAAAAGATCACAATGAGCTTTTACTAAAGGCAAAATGATTACGTACTCATCACCGCTAAGTACGATAGTTTCATTCAGTTCAATACTCGTGGTAGCTTTAGTTTGACAATCTAAAACAGCCCATCCAGCATAATATTTTGCCTCATCTAAAAATGCTCTCACGATATCATCAAGCAAAATTGAATAGCCCGATAATTGATATTCTTTATAGAGTTCTTCTGAAAGTTGCTGGATAGAACCAGCAACTACAGCATAACCTTCAGATTCAGGTAATAACTTCATAGCCATTACCCAAATAGATTGCCCAATTGACGACCAACGCCTTGCACAGCATTTTCAAGATTAGTTGCTTGTTGAGCAGTATTGATCACTTGCTGAACTCGATTAACAAGCTCAGCTGTACCATCAATTTCTTTTTTACCCGGCTGAATACTGCCGTTGGTACCAATGTTTGCGAAGCTACCAAAGTAGTTATAGTCGATTGGGCAAGAGACAGTCATAACTTGAGATCGGCTATCTGAATCATACTCAGCTGACTCAAAGCGAATAGCACAGTTTTCAAGTGCATATGAGCGTGTAAAACTTCCTAATCGGCCATCGTAATAATCACCATGGATGATTCCACCACTAGCTACGACATATTCAGCTAATAATTGATCATGCCCTGCTTCAGTTACTAGGATTTGAAGGTTGCCTGTGTAATGGGTTTTCGGGGGACCAGCAACAATTCCAGTAAATCCACCCGCATATTGAACTTCTGCTGGATCTTCATTACTCACAATTGGCCGTGGGCAACTTTTAAATAAGAAGCGAAGGTCTTCCATGCCACGAGGAACAAACATCCCCTGACACGCTAATAATGGTGAACCAAGTTGCTGTAGAGCAATGTAATCTTGTTTAAGCTGATTTAGTAAAATCGGATTAGATTGTTGCATAATTTTGATGCTCAAAATGCAGATTTATGCAACAAGATTAAGGATGTTTTTGCTATTGGTTTTTAATCAGTTCCATTTTAGAAAACTGACTTTATATTAATAAAAAACCCGCAAAAGCGGGCTATATCACATCTGTTTATAGATAACATCTCGCCTATCTACATCAAGAACAAGAACTACGACTACATCATCCTTGACTTGATATAAAAGGCGGTATCCTGCTGATTTCAGTTTAATCTTATATAGATCAACTGATCCTCTCAGCTTATTCTTCGGTATCTTAGGGTTATCTAGGATTGCTTCCAGCTTACGAATAAACTGCTCAGCGATTTGTGGGTTAAGTTTGTCAAACTTTTTAAGAGCTGTTTTTGAGAACTCTAGCTCGTAACTCATTAATAGATACCTTCACAGTTTCGTCAGTATCAACTTGCTCGGCTAGTTTAATTAGTTCCTGATCTTCAATTAGATCCATCATGCGTTCATACATTGCTGCCGGAACACAGTAGAATTCTGGATTATTTCTATTCAGAATAGCTACTGCTTCGCCAAAAGCATTTTGTACAACTGCTGTAGGATTCTTTTTTAATTCAGAAACACTAGCCACAAATCGACTATGGATTATGTGGTTCATGACGTTTCTCATTTGATGTGTCCTACATCAATTTGTAGCCAATTGATTAGAACCGTCCTCAGAAAGTTAAGTTTGCTACAGGGTTAACTCAATATAAACAATTTGAAGATCTGTTTCAAGACCTGTTTAACAACCACTTAATAGGTCTTAATAAAAAAGCCACCCTAAAAGGTAGCTTTTTAAATCAGCTTTTTATCCAATATTTGGTGGTACTCGCAGAACCTGTACTGAAGGTACACCCCGATACACACCCATGAAGCATATCGTTGATGGCATTGGCTTAGATTGGGCTTCTCAGTTTGTTAAGTTAAAACAAATAGTTAATCAAGTTGTTATGATTTTCATAATAACTGATTTTCTTGTAATGTGCCTAAAATAGAAAGGATCTGATTCAGTACTGGGCAACTTTGTTCTAGCTGTATTTACTGCCGGTGCATAAGCTAAAGCTTTGGACATAATAATGACCCTATTCATTGAATAAAGCCATTATTTACAATGAGGAAAGCTTAGAAGTTAGTTAGTTCCAACTCCACAAGAAAAATATTTTAGTTTTCGATATCTTTATCATCACATTCAAGCCAAAAGACATCTTCAAACTTCTCGCATACACCAGCTTTTTTTAGTTCGGTGTAAATGAGTAAGGCACGATAAACACTGATGTGTTTTCCTGCTTCTGCATCTTTTATATACCTATTAAGCACATGATTATTTGATATAAATCCGCATTGTTTAGCTAATTGATAAACTGTCATACCAGCTTGCTCTCGCAAAGTTGCGACATTGTTTTTTTCAACCATCACGATATACCAAAAAATATTTAGTTCAGTGTATCACAAGAACAATTGCTATTAAATATAATTTTATTAATACTCGTAATTGCTATTATATTTAATAGTTGTTATATTTAACTCATCAGGACAGGATATGGTCTTGATAAAAAGAACCCCTTGTACCGATCAAAGTAAACAAGGGGTTATATCCAATCTCTAAGAGGAAATTAGACATGACTACTTTAACTCAAATCACCGTACCTTTCCACAATGCTGAGTTGTACTTGGTGGAACATGATGGTCAGCCATATACACCCATGAAGCCTATTGTTGAGGGTATGGGGTTAGCTTGGCAGTCTCAATTAGCAAAACTGAATGCCAATCCTCAACGATGGGGTATAACGAAAATCGTTATACCTACTCTTGGCGACTTACAGGAAATGGTTTGTCTACCACTAAGAAAACTTCTTGCTTGGCTCACCACCATCAGTCCTAACAAAGTAAAACCTGAACTTCGTGACACTGTCATCATGTACCAAAACGAATGTGATGATGTCTTATGGAATTACTGGACAAAAGGCCAAGTAATCAATCATAGAAAAGCTATCTCACCTGAACAACAGCATGCTTTACATGCAATCGTCGATCGTCGTGCAGGAAAAGATCGAAGTTTAAGAGCCTCTATGTGGATACGTCATAATCGCCACTTTGGAATTGCTAAATATAGCCAATTGCTTTCAATCCATTTTGATGATGCGAAGCAGTATCTTGAGACAATACCACTTCATGAGCTAGGCCCAACCGAAACAGATACACTTAAACGTTTAGAAAAATTTGTAGATAATCTCGCTGCACGGTATCCAGCATTAGAAAATCCGCTAGCTTATGAAATAGCACAGCATGTAGGTGAGAAGCTAAAGTATCAATCTCCCAAAGGTCCGAAAAACTTCTGGATTTCGATTCAGGAAAACGGCGCTCTTTCAGTACAGCAATATTCTCTACACCACACGCCCATTAATGTCGTGCAACTACGCGAAAAGTTTAATGGGCTATGGGAGTTTCTTCATAAGGATGAAGTACTTGAGCTTGGCAAAGTATTAAAACGCTTTCCTTTTGAACCTGTGAACTGAAAGGGCATATCATTAAATTAAGACGTTCCTACTGGAACTCCCCTTATATTAAAGCCAGCTATACAGCTGGCTTTCTTTTTAGAACTTATCCAATATTTGGTGGTACTCGCAGAACCTGTAATGAAGGTACACCCCGATCTAGCGCATCTTGGACACAACGATAATCAGGATTATTTGGTTCATAACCAAGTTCACCACGGATATTACCCTTATGTATTGTCATCGGTGCATCAAAACGCCCACGCATAAAACGACCAATAATAATTGTGTCAGTTAATGATTGATTGGTCTTTATTTCTGTTTTATCAGTTTTTTTCTGATATTGAATACCAGGCGCTTCACCTATGATTTGAGTTGTATTCATGAGTATTTCCTTAATTAAATGGATTATAGGTAAAGCCAAAAATGACCTTACCTATGAGTAATTAGTAAATACCTAAGCGTTTACCTTTTTTGAATGAACGTAAACGCTTGTTGATTGCATTTGCAGTAAAAGCATGAAGTCGAGCTTTTTTCATACCAGCTTTTTGTGCTGCAGTTAAACGGACCTTTTGACCAGGTAATCGTTTATTCACAACGGTTTTGACACCTTGACGAATAGCCAGCACACCACGGTAGTGAATTTTTCGCCCATTTACTTTCCGTTGGCTAAATGCTCCATTTCGAGCTTTAATTTTTTTAGCCATTGAATCGAAACCTTCTTCAGTTTCATCTGCTTCACCGAAAATAAACTCACGAACCAGTTCTTCAAGTTCAGGGCCTTCGTCTGGCATATTAGCAAGAACTGTATTGGCTGCTGCTTCTAACGCCGCATCAGCAACTTCTGTATCATCACTAAAGATCTCTTCAATATCAGTAGCGTCAACGCCAAATGTTAAGAAAGCATCGGAAAGAGACGCCATCAAAGCGTTTTCATAGATACCGTCTTCATCATCTGCACCATCTAATGCATCGACAATTAATGCGTCTAAATGATCAACGCCCAGTTCACCTTCTTCAAGCTTACCTTCACTGATTGTATCTACCGTATCAGATAGAATGTTCAGAGCAATTTGTCGTACTTGTTCAATCACAGATTGCTGTTCTCGATCAGTACTTGAAACCTTACTTACAACGGTAGAAATATTCTCCGCTGCTGAATCAAAAGCACGTAAAGCTAAAGGTTTTTCTGTAGTTGGGCCAAATGGATTCATCTTGATAGATCCTTAAAATTATTTAACTAAAACGTCGTCATCAAAAATTGCGGCACGAGTTGTACCAACAACTCCATGGGCTAAATAGAGTCGTACACGCTCATATGGATAGTCTTTGTCAGGTATTAAACTGAACTCAAAAGGTTTACCACCTAGATCTTCAGCCGGTTGTAACCAACCGGTTGTTTCACTAGAAGCACCCTCTAAAAACTCTTGAATTTCATCACCAGCTTTTTTGATATAGTCCGGTGTAGCTTGGAACATGTAAGTTCTAAGGATTTCGATACATTTATTCGTAACTCGTGCCGCAATCTCAGCTGCAGGAACTAAACGCAATGCACTATTTTTACTTTGATACTGGGTTAATACATCACTTAAAACGAATAATGTAGTTTCAAACTTAACTGGGCGAACTACATTTACTTTAGCCTTTGCCAACATTTCTTGAGTCTGTTCATCTTCAAGATCAATATTCGGCATCTGGCTTAAGTTTTTTGCTGTAAATGGATAATCTTTCCAAGCTACTGCATTTTTTAACGGCGCAAAGCCTTGTTTATTTAACTTTGCGTTACGTAATAATTTATCGCCGATGTAATGGCCCAAATAATAAGCTGGGACCTTACGCCCTCTTAGTGTGACAGCACCAGATGGACGGCATAGGTTCGGACTCCAAATGAATTGAACAAACTGTGATTGTGCATCTACACTTGTCGCAAATTGAGCTGCTTGCTCAGCTGTAAAAGTTGGGTTGATTTCAGCATCCAAAGGAATACGTAACTTTGTAGCTGCACGTTGTGCCGCAACATAAATTGGTAAATCATGAGGATTTGGTAAAGTCAGATATGCTGGTGTACTTAATTGACTCGTCAGAATCTTATATAGTTCATCTGGATTAAATGATGGTAACGATTCATCTTCCAATGCCAATGTTTTTGAAGCACGACCTAAGCTATTTGATTCGTTATAAGCATTTGATTTGAGTATTGCTTGTAACGCATCAATACCTAACGATAAATCAAAACGCTCAAAATATTCTTTCGCATCAGCTACAGCGACAATAGAAGCAGAATTTTCAATGTCTCCATCTACTAATCCCTGAACAGTAACAATTTGATCACCTGTTACCGCATCACGGATTTCCAAACGCATAGAAATATCTGCAGGACCGCGTGGGCTAGTTACTTTCGCAAAAAAGGCCACATTGATTTCTGTATTTGCAAGATAACTGTGAGTATCAAATTCCAGTTTTAGTGATGGGCTGGCCCCTGCTACAAGGGATAGCTCACCTGTACTTGATAGAGCAAGTATATTCATTACATTACACGCCCAAGGCTATTTGTTTTAAGTATTTTGAGCCGTTGGCTTTTTTGATTTTCTGGCTAGTTCCAATGTAAAAAAAACCACTCGAAAGTGGTTTTTCATTTCCTAAATTTTATAATCCGCTAGCAGGTTCTGTAGGCTCTTCTGCCTCAGTAGGTACAATTTGAAGTACATTACCTTTCAAGCCATTAATTTGATCTAGGTTATCTAGCAATTGTTTATGAGCTTCGTCACCGATCAAAGTGAATGTGACCTTTTGACCAGCTTGTACCAAAACTTGCGTAAATGGTTCGGTAATGTCACTTAAACCGTTATTTTGAAGTGTAATACTTCGTTCAGTAGGATGATCACCAACAGCATCCATAATTGGGTTCGTGCCATCAATAATGAAAATAGTCATCTTGTTACTCAACAGTTAGATTCTTACCAAGCCCCTTCAACTGACGTAAGTTTTCCAGTACTTGATGTTTAAATGTTTGGTTATGACACGTAATACTTGCTGTTTTACCTGCCTCAATAGCAACACGTGATAACGGTTCTAAAACTGTTGAAAATCCGTTATTAGTAACTTTAATAACTAGCGGATCCACGCTACTCCCACCTGATACTGTTAACAAATCCGTAATGGGAGTATTAACTTTAGAAGTATCAGTTTCTTTAAGGACATGATCCGATTCCGTCCCCACATCATCACCAGACTTACCACCATTTGAATCTAGATCATTTGAAGGTTTGACAGAATCATTCGATGTTTCAGTTGGATTTCCATTTTCTTGAGTATTGGACTCTTCATTATCTGAATCGCCATTTTTCAAATCAGTAGGTTTATTACCTTCATCTTGAGATGCGCCGTCTTCAGGACCTTGGCTATTTAACAAATCACCTTGGTCTGAAGCTTTTTCATCACCAGCTTGGGTATTCTGTGTTTCTGTAGTTTTATTGGTTTTATTACGTGTGTTTTTTGGTTTAGTAGTCGCTTGTTCGTCAGTTGAAGCTAAAGTTTCGTCAGTGTTTTGTGTTGCTGCAGCCATGAGATTTTCCTTTCAATAAATAGGGTAAAAAGGCGCATCTAAATGCGCCCTTATCTGTTTTACTTACGAATTTTTGAGGGATGGCATATTGATACAGTGGATGACATAGCTTTGATCAGCATAACGTTCTAACGGGTTCATTTCGGCTGCTTGAGCACCGATTAAAGTAAGTACTGATTCACGCGCATCTGGTCGAGTTTCAATAACTGAAAGAGGCGTTTGAATAAAGCCAACGAACGGCGCACGAATTGGCTCATTACCACGACCAACTAAAAGCATATCAAACGCTGTATCTGCTTCAGCTACAAGCTCTTGTGCTGTCGGTGCGTGGTAAACGTTTGTACCATCTGCAAGAGTACCAATACGGACAATTTGACCATAACCAGCAGTGTATCCGGTTTTAACTGGCATCTTGTCGCTTGACAGTTGATTAAAGAATACTGACCCAGTATCGCCAACATATAAGTCAAATGCTACGGTAGAGCCACCAGTACGTTGGTTAATATCCAATTTGGCCGCTGCAATAAATTTATTTACTTCCGCAAACAAGTCACCTGAAGTATTAAATGCAGCTGCTAATTTTCCAGTCACACCACGAGAAGCATCAAAAGTAACTTCACGAGCGGAGTATTCAGCTAAATCTTTTGCTTCACCTAATAAACGTACAGTTTGTTCTAAGAAGATTTTACCTTGAACAATTGCTAAAGCCTGACCCAGAAAACCAAGCTTAAGTTCGTTAGTTAGCTGAGATTGTAATAGTGTTGAAGCTGTTACCCGTGCCATGATAGGTGACGCAATCAATGTTTCATATTCAGGTTCGAAATCAACACCAACTGGGGTTAATAGATAGTTATCATTACCATCACGCGCATCAAAATCCGCCACAAGATGAACTTCAATTTTCGCACCAGCTGGTAATGCTTCATTTAATGTCACGCTAATTTTGCTAGCTGAAATATCAATTTCGCTACCAACAACACGATATTCAACGCCGTTTACTACTACGTCTTTCTCAGCAATAGCAGAAATCTTGCCTGAAAATTTTGATTTACTGCGATTTCGAGTATGCGCAACTTCTTTACCATTGATCTTGATAGATACATTACCCGCAATAAATGGCAATAAACTCGCTTTGGCGTCAGGTGTTTTAGCCTTGAAGTCTTCATAACCAGTCCGTGCAGTCACAGTATAAGTTGTACCTGCGCCCCCATTAGACAATGCAAAACGGAATCGTCCTTCAACATAAGGCTTAGAAGCATTTGCACCATCTAAGTATTCTGATTTCTTCATTGCACCAAAATCACGGTTGGTGATAAAGCGAATAGATACAATCGGTACTTCATTTGAGCCATTTGAGTTGGGAATCATAGCAACGATAGGTGTTGCATAAGCGATAACGTTGGCGATAGTAGCAACTGTAATTGCTGGAACGATGCTTACAGATTCATGATGCTGGTGATTTACATCATCAAAACCAGATTCATTAATACTATCGTAATAGCTAAGGGTCTCGGCAGGCAAAGCAGCTGCTTGTTTCGCACCACTTAAACCAGCAGTTAATGCAGCTGCAATGATTGAAGGATGCGGTAATTCACCTCCATGACGTGATTGATATTGTGATACCCCAAACATCACAGCTTTATCAACTTCTGGCGCATATTCGATACCAATTGAATCAAAAATTGCTTTTAATACTTCTGGGTACTCTTCTGCCGCTGTTTGAGCACTGTCAAACCCATTTTCAAGCTCTTCAGGACTTTTGAAATAGTAATTTCGGCACTGAACAGTAGCTAGTTGTTGAGCATCATACTTTTTACGAATTTCTTCTGTTAACACAGTCATTTTAAACCAGCCTTTGGCTTTCTATGTAAGATGCAGAAAGTCTGACATGGCGTATTTTTACTAAAACTGGTCGGTTCCAAACATAAAAAAGTCCCCAAAATTGAGGACAAAGAAAATGTAGCTAAAGGACCATCTCAGCCCTTTATTTATATAGCTATCCGCTTACACCACTTGAAACATAAATCTCCACATTATCACCTGCTTTCACTTTATAACGGAGCTTATCCCAGCAATGCTGTCTAAACGGTTCAGTATCGGGCGCAGCAGCTGTTAATGTAAGAATAGACACCCAGTGAGAATCATTTTGCGGATCTGCATATGGAATATTGCTTCCGAAAAACTCTACTTCTGCCCCGTTCCCGATTACCTGGTAATTGAATATTGCAGAAGTACATTGTTCAGCCATTTCAATGTCGCCTGTCTTTTTACCTTTTTCATTGAAAATTAAATAGCTCATTTAGTTTCTCCATCACCTATAGGTGAAATAAACAAATCATCTCTACGGTTTAAAACATACTTACTGCCAAAATCTGCCATGAGGCTAAAACCAGTAATATTTACAATCTCAAACCACAACATTAGGTTTTCATAAATCATTAAACCTAAAAGATCACCTTCTTTAAGAATCAAGTCAGGGATGTTGATTATCCTTTCCAAAACATCATCCAATTCTTCATTGAATGTCTCTACTTGAGCGGTTAGCACCAAGTCAGATGGGTTATTCATTGAGAAGTTCTTTTGAATATAACCACCATTAAATTTATCGAAATGAACATAAGCAGCGCCCTTATATTCATACTTGTAGTTGGGTTCGTCTTGAATCGATAAAGTGTTCGCTTCAAAAGAAAGAGGATCTAAAGGTTTTGAATCTTCAGCCGGATTATTGAAAATTACTTCTTTTCGCCAAATTTGCGCTGGAATACTTGCTAGAGCATTCATCACAACACGTCTAGCTGCTAAACGGCGTCCATTTGCAACTTGATTTACTGATCTATTTAGCATTTCGACTTAAACCCTTCATAAAGACATTTAACATGTCATTGTCGATTGCGCCTGATTTATGTAAGGCTTGAATTCTTTCAATTTGACTCGCTCTAACAGTTTCCACTTCAAAACGTTTGAGGGTTTTTAATTCGCGTTCTAAGAGCTTTTTGGCAACTTTATCAGCTCTACGCATCATTTCTTTTTCTGCTTTTTGGATATTGGCTTTGATTGGCTTAACAGAACCATTCATCAAATCCTTTACTTGCTCGTTAATTGAATTCTGTATTTGCTTATCTGTTTGTTTATACCGTGCACCTACTTGTTTTTTACGGTCTTTCTCTACTTCCTTTTTAAGGTAGGCAATCCCAGATGGTGAACTAATCCACTTAACAACGCGCAATACATGCTTACATGCCACACCGGATAAATGCGGGTTACGTATCTTTGGAAAGCCGCCCTCATCACGTCCTAAATTGTAACCGCCAATAGTTGCCATATAGCGGTACCAGAACGTATGACGTTCGCAATCACACTGAAATTTGATTTTGCCTTTAGCCAAGCGGTTTTTGACGGTGTTTAATGCCTGTTTATCGATATCAAAAACAACAGATTTAAAGTTAGAAAACTCAATCTCAACGTGATGATTTAAAACTTTACTATTTGGTCCGGCATTAGTAAGCAAGTGAACTAAACCAGCTTTTCTGCTTACTGGAATCGCCAAATAGATTTGCTCATTTGCCCGGTCAATATCGTCTTGTCGGCTTAAATTAATGATGTTTTGAGGGGTAATACCCTTACTATACTGATCTTTTAATAGTTGAATGTTTTCCTGAAATGCCAAGATATCATCACGGGTAATACGCCGTGGTACTTCTCCATTTCGCTGACCTAATGTTGTAAAAAGTACCCTTTCGACATCATATTTTTCCCCTTGGGCAATATCTTGTGGTCGCAAGAACATAGGTTTAGGGATCTTTCGTCCCCAATCATCATATTCAATTTCTTTTTCTGCAAATGCCCGCTGTTCTCTATCTGCACGCTGGCGGCTCTGTTGATCTCTACGAACTCCACCATTTTGCAAAGACTGGTTTAATTGCAGCTGGGCACGGCGTAAATCATCTGGCTTGAATGCTGACATTTTAATTATCCTGCAAGTATTCTTTTTGAAGTCTTAAAAGATCAACAAGCCTTGGAAAAGCCACCTTATTAAGAGGTAACTTTTCCCAAACGCCGTTCACACCACACGCCACAAGTACTGCATCAATATGGTTTCTTGAACCATATAATTTCAAACTCAACAGTGATGGATCTTGAGATTCATCGTCTTTGATTTCCCAAACAATCAGATTCTGAATATTATTTTGTTGAAGATTCCGGTGAATTAAGTCTCTAATAGCATTTCGATAATCATTTCTCATAATGTTTTACCTATTTAAGCTTTAACAGTACTTACACGAGCAAAGCCACCAGTACCTGCTTTACCAGTGTTACCATTACTTTCGGTTGCAACACCAGGTTCACCAACAACTAAAGTCATATACTGAGTTTTTTCGGTTGAATTCACATATCGGCAAATGAGTAAACCACCACTTGCACCACCACCACCAAGTGCCCAGCCATCATCACCTACACCATTAGCACCATCACCACCAGCCCCCCAGTTTGATACTGGACTTACTGATGCGCCGCCTTTGTGGTTTGTTTGGTTTGCAGCTGTACCAGCGTTACCAAGCTTGCGTGAAATTTCGGTTATGTTTGATGTCACAGTGATTACACCTGCTAAACCACCAGCACCATTTGAGAAAGCACTACCATTCGACCACTGACCACTGGTACCGCCTTTACCGCCGCCAACAACCGCCAAATCAAGTTCATTTAAACGTAAGCGTGTATCTGTTCCACTGGTCCCATGTGCCAATGCTCCTAACTCCCAGACACTGCCACCACCAGCACCACCAGCACCAACCAAAATGAATTCTTTTTGTTCTTTCGGTTGAATTGGAATGATATAAACACCTGGGACTGTGTAATCGCCGTTTCCATCGTTTAGTGTTTCTGCAGCTACCTGAACAACGGACCAATTCACAGTACCTGAATACCCTATCCGGTTTTGACCTGAGCGGTCCCAAACTTCATATGAAAAACCCTTTTCAGCACGGGTAAGCTTCCATGCTTCATGTGGGCTTTCTGGTGTTAAATAGATTGCATACTTTGAATCACGTAAATCAGTAACTTTGCCACCTAGTTCAACTGTGGCTGAGCTACCAATATTTACACCTGCTCCAATTAATTTTGGATATTGAGCATCTAAGTTTTTCTTGAAATCGATTAACTGCTGTAACAAATTTTTGGAACTAAGATCTAGATCATCAATCTGTTGTTGTAAATCATCGTCTTTGGCTTTTACATCTTTTTCAAATGCATATTGGGGGTGCGGATCCTCATGCTGATTATGTTCAGTCATGAGCTTACGAATTAACGCGCCGTATTGTGGGTGTGGGTCTTCATCTGCACTATGCTGATTCATCAACATCACAGCAATTGGTGTATTTGGATCAATCTTGATAGTTACGTTTTTTAAATTAACGTCAGTTAAAACAAATCCAAATGTAACAATGGCTACTACGTTTGCATGTAAAGACATGATTGATTGAGCAGCTGTAGTCGAGGCCACCGCAAGTAAAGTGCCATCTGATAGGTAAATACCCATCTCAAACACTTCCATTGTTAAAGTGGGCTCAATACTCATTACAAAACGCAAAGTACCCGTTTCTGTATCTACACCACCGCCGTTAAGAGAAAATCTAGCTAATTCATTTTTAAGAGAAGTTAGGTTTTTCGCTTCTACTGATGCATCAAATTTGCCGGTACCAACAGCAAGATGGGTAAGTTCCCCACCAAAGCTAGCAACATCACCCACTTTATTTAATGCATTCCGACCTGCGTCAGTTAAAAAGAAGTTAATAGCCATAACCCACCCATATGATTTATTGATCTATGGTAGTTATGAAGAATATGTATTTAAGTGGGCAGTTCCATATAACTAATCATTTTCTTTTTCAGCTGCTTCTCTTAAAGCACTGAATCTTGACTTACGTTCAGCTTGTTCACGGCCTTCCGGTGTATCGTCAGTGACATTTACAGTTTCGTAAGCTTCAGTGTAGTGAACGTTTTCCAAGAATAAGAAAGCAAAAGCATCACCGATATCCGGTGATTTAATTCCCATCCGTTTCATTTCGTCTTTGCTTAAGATTTTATAACGAGCAAAGTCATCAAAACGGTATGGAACGTGGATTAACTGATCTTTAATTTTCACATTGTGTTTCTTCGTTTTTATTTTAAAACGGCCACTTGCGATTGCTCGAGCTAAGCCCACATAAGCTAACGACCGTTTATTTGTAAACTCTTTTCTATTGTCATTACTAAAACATTGTGAGCCCCAATAAACAGGAACGTAGAAAATACCTTGCTTTTTAAGGTATTGGCCTAAACCTTTACCCGCCCCGTTATCATCTACAACTAAGTTAGCATTTGGGTACTGTAAAAGTAGCTCATTAATCTTTGCAAATAGTTCTAAGATATCATCTCTGTTTTTGCATAATGGAATATCTACAACTTCTACACGGCGTGCGCGCTCTCCCCATTGCGATTCACCCCAAACTTTAGAAACAACAATTACTGAATCGTCACGGCCGACACCACCACCAACGTCAACCGTAATGACATAGCCGAATTGATGGTCATCAAAAATACTGGCGCCAACATACATTTCTTCAGTTTGACGCTTGGTAATTAAGAACTCGTCTGATAAGTCTGGGAATTCACCTAGAACACGAATCTTATACTGGGCATCTTCTCTGCTTCCGTATTTTTGCCGTTGTTCTTCTAAGGACTGCTTACTAACTAGTGGTGACTCTTCACCATTAAATGTGAGAGCAATCCATACCCCACCTGCTCGATGACTTAACTTATGATGAGTTTCATAGAACATCCCCGCGTTACGGGTAGGCTGAGAGGTCATTACTGCACGGTTGTCTTCGTGCGTTAAGGCACCAAATGCTACATCAAGTACGGCATCATCTACACCACTGGCCTCATCGACCCAGACCATGTAGTTATCGCCGTGGTTACCTGCTAAGTTTGTAGGTTGATGTTTTGGTGCTGTCTTCGCAAAGACATACCATTTTTCTTTGTAGCCTTTGATGTATACAAGTTCAGATTGGTACCCAACATAATCAGCAAGCCAAGCCAAAGGCCCTTGCTTCAATCGTGCTAGATTGATACTGATTTCTTTCCACACTTGTTTCTTTAACTGCCCAATCTGCGGAGCAGTAAACATCATGATGGATTCATCAAAAAACAAGAGATGCCATAAGGCAACAATACCGGCACTGGCCGTTTTACCAGTGTTATGAAGTACTAAGTCATCTTCACCCAAGAAAAATGGATCTGGATCGAGTACAAAACCGTAATATTTACCTTCACCTAGCTCAGTAACCGATGTAATTTTTAAAGGCTTATGTTCCCCATCTATAAGCCTATAAGATGCAAACTGTTCCCTACTTTCAGGTTTAAGGTTCATATATTGAGAAACAAGCAATTCAATCTTGTCGCCCTTTGACCAGCCATTACCATCGAATAAAGAAATTAAGCAAAGAATATGTGATTTATTGAATGTATGAGCTTTACCATTCTCATATTCAAACCGGAACATTTCCTGATAACCGGTTACTGTTTTAATTACATCTAGTTCTGTCTTACCATCTGCAGCAAGAATTTTATGATTTAGATTAATACGCTCAACTGGGATAAATTCCCCATTGGCTAATTTGATTAAAGTCCCTTTACCAAAGCAACCATGCCCCGATGCTACTGAAGTACGGCTACCATCAAATGCAATAGATTCAAAAAGTAATTCTTGTTGCCATGTGGGTTCGACACCTAATGCTTCTACGGCGAAAGCATAGATGTCGTATCGATAACGCTCACAAAGTTCCCACCATTCGGGAATTTCTTTTAATGGTGCCAAAGCCATACCGTAAAAACACCATTACTTAAAAGATTGAAAAAGGAAGCATTGTTGGATCTACAGCATCTTCTTCAAACTGATTCCCTTCAGTAATTGAAAAGCCTTTGGCAATTTTCGTACTAGCCCAAACAGCTAATAGAATTGCAATGTGTCCATTGTTTAAGCTGCTGCTATCAAATTCTTGCTGAAGGCCGTTTTTATCGACCTTACGGATTTCAAGTACGTTTTTAGGGTTGTACTGGTTTAGCTTCGGCTCAATTTCAATTAACTTTGCTCTGAAACGAGCTTGGTAAATTGAAATCACTTCTTCTAAGTGCTCTTTAGCATTGAAACTTAATTGCCAATTCTGTACTTGATCCGGTGAGTCAGTTACTACAACTGTTTGATCTCTTAAATCGCTTGGTACGGGCAAATTTGAATAAACAGCTGTTTTTTGAATAACAAGCTCACCTGTATCAGCAAATGCCGCTCCAATAAGTCGAATTGGTTGATCCGAAAACCCAGCAACACGGCTGTCTATACGAATAATTCCAGACATTACATTTATCCTTAGCGCCGTTTGCGTTCTAACTTGGTTTGGCATTCAATGCAGAATTTCACGCCACCTAAAGCACGGCGGCGCTCTGGTATTTCTTCACCACATTCAACACATTCTTTTTCAGATTCGCCTTCAAAACGGCATCGGTTTGCAATTTCTTGCTGCAATAAATAATCAGCACTTTCTTGTGCCTTATCGATTAAGTCAGTCATCTATACGCTCAACTGTAATTTCACCTGTTTCTCTATCACCCTTCACACGCTGGTGATCGAGTGATGTGTACTGATCAGCTTGCACTACAACTTTGTCGTTGATTGCGGGCTGTTCCGTTGCTGAGCCGTCAGGTTCATAGCCATTACCTGTGTTGTTGTCGAATGGACCACCGAAACCGATAACGTTAGGTGTATAACCCACAAGCTGAATATCTACAGTTGAGATAGAAAGATTGATTGCTTCGCTTGGGACTGGTGATGGAAAAAGTTCATTTTCAAAAACAGTGAATGTTGAATTAACAACATGATCATTCCATTGCTGAAATGGCACATTAAAACGGCGGTTATCGCTGCTAGACATGTATGCGCAAAACTGCCCAATGACTGAACGCAGATCATTGGGATTGGTGGCAAAGAAAGCGATTTGAGCACGTACAGTTGTCGGCACCAGACGAACCTTCACCCGTTTCTCATCAATGACCGTTTCAATAAAATCAGGCACTGGTAGTAATTGATTTACATCAGGGGGTTGGTCAGTTAACGCTGTTGCAGTAAGCATTACAGGTAAAATCACTTTGGATTCTTCCTCATGCTTCTGGCTTTTTCTATATTCAGAAAGCATTGCTTCTGAATCGTCCATCATCCGTGACGGACATGCTTTTATAGCGTTACCAATGGCTCTCAACTTCCAGTCAGCCGTTAATTGGGTCTCAGGCATATACCAAGCACGAAAATTGACAAGCTGCTTATACCAAGCGTTTTGGATGCATTTAAGCGAATCGTTGGGGTAATTCATTATTACCCCCATACACTAAAGATACTGCCAAAAGACTTTTTCGGCTTTTTAGGTTTCTCTTTTACGTTTGGATTGTCCAAACTTTGAATGATTTGTTCAGCTTGTTGTTGTACTGAATCAAAACTCTTCACAGGATTTACCATACCCGTATAGAGTTCTTTTTTTCGTTCTTCTCTAAGTTGTTGCAAGCGTTTCTGTTTATCAACTTTTTCTGATAATTCACCCACTAATCCTTGAGCATTTCCTAACTCGGTTAATAGATGCAGCTGACTATTGATATTGTCGTATGTCTGTAAAATTTGATCTTCAAGTAATTGGGCAATAATAATTTCGGGCTGTGATAACTGTGAAATATCTGTTGCGCTATCAAAGCAAGAAACAACACCTTCTGGCTCTTCAGGAACAAATAATCCATCAAATAACTGACCATCACCTACATTACTTGCATAATTTGGTTGTGCAACGAAATCAAAACCAAAAAAACCCGTTGGAATTAAACGGCCACCGACATTCTTGTAATTGACTGATGTGCTAAAACCACCCGCTTGGGCTTTATAATCTTGTAATGCGATCTCACCAGGCTCGTTATCATAAAACTCTTCTCGGTGTTCAACTGTTCCATCCTTTGACGCACGTAATTCAATTGTTTTAAATGCCCGTGAAAGATATACAACTTTACCTTTAATGATCACCGTTTCAGGCGGCACCATACCATAGCGCTGTCGAATTTGATGACCGTAAAAACCTTGTAATGAATTAGTAGCAACCATTTCTTGTACATGGTCACTGTTGATCAAGTTGACCATTGCATCTACATCGACATTACTTCGATCAACACCGGTAAATTTACGGCATCGGTCATGTAAGTTGTAAGATAGAACTTTTGTCTTTCTATTTTTGCTAGCCATAAAAAAGCCCCAATGCTGTGATTGAGGCTATTGTTTCAGTTGTTCTATAGTTGAAATTTAATCAGTTCCAAATCAAATCTTTTGATCAAACTCAATTAATTCCAATAGCTTGTCATGCTGTTTATCTTCAATGGTTGCATCAAAGATGTACCCACTTTTAAGAGAAATAAAAACATCATAAAAGCGCTCATGGACCATGCCTCCTCGATGTTCACTTTCGGAGACTTGCAAACAATCCATTTGAGATAAGTCAATTAATTGAGAACAAGCACGTTTTCTACAAAAGATTTTTAATCGCATACTTCACCCAATTACTTAACAAGAGTGCCTTCAACACCACGAGCACGGCGCTCAGCTGTACGTTTATTAAATTCTTCTAGCGCACTTTCCATATAAATAATGGCTTGTTTGTTGAACTCACTCGGAAATTTTTCATCCAAGGTTTTAGTACGGTGAATAAGTACTTTTAACAATGCTTCACTAGTAACCCCATTCACCCCATGTTCTGGAATTGGGCCATCTTGAAAATGAATACTGATTTCAAAATCTTTTGCATTTTGGTTTTCAGGATTTGCTGAAATCTTATAGTAATGGCCCTGAGCATATTCCGTAATGCCTTCAACCACTTCCCCTTTAATAACTTTATCAATTTCTTGTGGTTCTAATTCATGGCTAGCATATCCTAAGAAATGATCAATTAATAAGTTTTCTCCCTGACCATTGATAGGTTCTGCGATTCCTACTAAAACATTGTCTTGAGCTTGTTGCATATAAAAAAGTCCTGAACTAATGAACAGGACTATGAAATCATTTTGTATTTGAGCGCTAACTCAACAGTTCCAATTGAATTAAAGGAAGTTATAGACTGCATAAGGCTTAGCTGCTATTGCCGCTGCAAAGCTTGTGGTGCCTAAATCTCTATCAAATGCCATTGAGTGAACTTTAACGACAATATTGGCTGGTACTAAACGGCGTAATATCGGTGACAGCTCTACCACTTCATTTGCATCAACAGTTTTATCTAAAACAATTCTAATCCGACTTGTTAAGAAGTAATTTGGCTTTTCAAAATCAGACAAATAGGCTGGATATTCTTTTAGCTTTTCCAAGCTATGCCATAGCCGGATAATCTGAAAATGATCTTTCCCCCACAACATTCGTAAAACAAACTCTAAAAACGCTAATCCTCTTTTATTACCCATGCTGCTCCAATTGGCATAGATAATTCGCATTAACGTGTCAGAGGTGTTATTTCGGCGTAATACAACAAGTCCGTTTTGTTTAGAGAACCGTTCTACAACTGTTTTACTACCGATATGAGGACAACCGTAATCCAATAAATCTTGTATGGACTGTTCAAAGTTTTGTGCAAATACTTGTTTAAATGCTTTAGCAAGTGCGGTTTGCAAGCCCGTACTCACATATTGTTCATCGATAGGCCGAGTAAAGCTTATAGGGTCCATGTAGCCCCCGAAATATCAGCGGTGCGTTCCAACTCAACAGTAATGCTGTCTTTTGTCACATACACCCACTCATTAGGCTTATTCAACTCATTTGAAAGCATAATGGTAAAGTCACTCATCCGGTCTTGGAAAGCCACAATATTGTCATTAATCAGCTTCCCCATTTCTTGCGTATTAAAGCCATTAACCAGCCAACGACTTGAGCTCAATGATTCACGCCCGTATCGTTCTACAAGTAATTCTTTGATCTGTGTCTTAACCATATCTGTGTTATGTACAGAAGCCAAAGAGCCTTTAATTTTTACTTCAATTGGCTTTTCTACAACTTCATGTACATTCACTTTACCTTCATACAAGTTATCGCAATAACCAATATACCGACAGATATCTTGTTCTAACGTTGCTTGTTCAGCTGGGTTCTTGGCAACCACCACAAGATTTAAATGATTTATGTCGCGGTATGTAATGGCAAAGTGTTGCTCTTGCAACGTTTCATTCCAGACAGAAATAAACTGTGCCCGTTTCATAAATTTTTTACGGACTGCATAGTCAAAGTTGCCGAGAAATACCGCATCTTCATCGTAAAGTGATGGATAGCTTGATAATAAACGTAATTCTGATACAGCTAACGGATCTACGCCCTCTCTAATCAGTCCACCAGCTTTAAAACGCACTGATACCCGCTGTTCATCATTAGTAAGTACATCAAGTAAGGCCGCATCTTTTAAACGATTAACATCAACTTCCCCGTATGTCTCAAGAATTCCAATTATTACCGTTTCATTGGCTTGCAGAGTACGACCAGCTCTCTCAGAATCGCCAAACTCAATAAACAATCTTCTTAGATTATCTGTAGTAATAGTTACAGCATATTCACCTGGTTCAACATTCATCCAGCGCGGCTTAATTACATAGTTATTATTGCCCTGCTTAACCGAAATATTTGCAAGTGAAAGGTCCTCTAAAAGGTCAATTCGATATTTATGGAACCCTTCAGTAACTGGTACAACATATTTAATTTCACGGTATTCACTTTGTTCTGCTATTACTTCCGCCGTCTCACCAGCTTTAACAGTAATTGATTGAAGCAACCGCCATACTCTACCGCCGCTATGGTCCTCAATCATTCGCCCTTGACTTAAGCTCACAGCATTTGTTGACCGGTTGATAATTTCTATTAAGTGCTGACACGGTGTACCTATAGGCAAAATGCCTTTATTTGTAGCATCCGCAATAATTGAGCGGTCACGTGTTTTGGTAAATGGTTCAATTGAAGCAATATCGATTTCTGGACCAAATGCAGTCAAAAAACTAGCCATAGAACGCAGCTGGTGAACGACAAGTGGATCTTGAGCTTTATAGCGTTCCTGAATCTCATAATCATCTATCGCTGCTTGGAGCTGGGCTTCAAAATCAGCTTGCGTTAATGTCATATGTCTCACCTGTTACTGATTTACCCAATCGGTCTGCTACTTGGTTAAGATCTATATTCACATTCATGATGCTTAAATGAATATGAACCGTCTCAAATCCTTCGGTTTGTGAATACAGGGCTAATTGGTCAGAGTTAAGCTCAGATAATATTGGTAGATCCTTTTTCATCTTAATAAGAAAACTATCTGCCACCCTCGAGTCTAAAGGTGCCATTAGCAAATCATAAAGAGGTGCACCAAAGTCAGAACCATACTTCCCATTAACCGGATGATTAAGCCAGTACTCAACCATGTCTAAAATTGTTTTAGATGTGATCATTAGGAAGTTGCTCTATTACTGAAAATCATCAAAAGCTTTACTAGTATTGCAGTGCCGATCTGGTAAGTTGAAAAAATGGTGAAATAGATTATGAATATCCATAATGAAACGCTTAATGCATCAAAATATGAAGCAACGTTATAGATTCGCCAATCAACAAGAATAATAGTGATCAATACACATGCCATACTTATGAAATACATATATCTGATTTCTTTAAATAAGAGGCTTATAGGCACATGACGGAATTGTTTAATATACGCAGCTTTATTCTTGCTATTCCATCCTGTAACAACGGAAAGATAAGCTAAAAATGCAAGAATTAAGACAATATCAATACCGATTTGAATTTGCATAAAAAACACCCTTAATAAGAACTGTATTAAGGGTATTGCTTTTGTATATATGTAAGCGTGAATGGTTCCATATTTGAAAATAAGAAATGCATGGATTATTATATATACAAAGCCCGCTCCACTTATGACACGAGAACGTATAGGGTCATAAGTGTAGGTTAGAAGATGTCGCAACCCATCTCTAACTACCGGGCTTTTTTTAATGCACTTCAAAAGCTGTAAGCAGCCATGCATTACTACCTTCTCGCTTAATCAATGACGCTTCATGCGAATTAAATACAATATTTATTCTTGTAGATAATCCACGTTCTGTACGCCGTTGTGTACTACCTTGAGCGATTGTTTGCACAATAGTATCCACAAGCATATGCACAACTTCATCATATGTCATGCCATCACTTTCCATACGGCGCTTGATAATATGCTTAATACCCTGTTTATCACTGCCATACTCAAAATCCACCCAGCCTAAATCATTACGATACATAGCTCTATGCACTGTGGTTTTTTCCATAATGGCTTTGTTCATTGCAGCTTTACCACGTGTGATATTTGCTGTAACTGATTTGATTGGACTCGCACTATCAAATTCAGGCTTTCCCAGTTCGGATTGACCAGCCTCCGAACTTATACCAAGTTGTTGCTTAGCATGTTCAATTTGTTCTTTCAGCTGGTCACGGTGAGCTATTTGCTTAGCTAAATCCTCATCAAGCTTTTGCTCTTGTTCTTCGACTTCTTTAATTTTCTGATCTACAGAAGTACGGCGCGGCGGTAAGCTAACTTTTTCACGCTTATTTTGTTCTTGGATTTTAGATTGTGCTTCACGGATAAGTTTAGCAACACAACTTACGGCGTTTTCAAATGTTGGCTTATAGTCATCACTAAAATCGCCAGATAGAACAATTACTTTATCATTCAGTTCGGCCTTCACTACATCCGCTAATGCACGAATATAAAGTGTAAGCGTAGCGCCACCTGAAAAGAAAAATGCAACTGGTAAAACGCTAACACCAGCAACGCGCTTAATTTTGCGAAATTCTGGTGTAACAATCGTTTGGCCTGTTGCTTTTTCTAATGCCGATTGGATCTTTTTAATGTATGGAGAAGTAGCTGTTATAGCTGCAAGATTAAGACTGCCCATGAAAAATAACCTCATATCAATGAGGTTATCTTGTAAGTAAATTTTTTCTAGAAATTACATAAGTTCCATTAAATTTCATTTTGTTTATAAATAAAAACCTGCATTTGCAGGCTTTTATTTTAAATTAATTAGAAGTTAATTTAATTCGGACGTTCGTTAAACTATGTTGAAACATTTGTAAACCTAATTCAGTAGAAATTTTGACAGGTTCACCATGGTGATATGTTTCAGTGTTAGCGTGATATGTGTTGCCATTTCCAACAAGATGATTTGTTTCAGCAATCTCTGTTTGCAACATTTGTATTTGATTATTAAGAGTTGTAGACATGATAGGCGCTTCCAAATTATGAACTTCTTCTCGTTTAATACTGCAATATTTTACTTCCCCTGCAGTATATTGATCGTATTTAATAGCTTCTAGGACAACAGCTATCGCATTAGGACAATCATGAATAATATGCTGAGTATGAAAACTCCCCGATCCAATTACAGTAGGAACATTAGTAATGTTTTCTATTGTAAACTCAGTGTCATTTACCATTTTAGAAACTTTAAGGCAAGAACCACTTAAATAGATTAGTGCAATAAAATCACTATTTGTTTTTTCAAGTATAGATCTCGGAAGCTCAAATTGTGTTTTATTTTGTAAGATAAAATCAATAAGGGCCTCGCTAAAATCTCTCATACAAAATAAACATCCAGCCATACCAAATACAATATCGCCCAAACGTTTCACTTTCCTAAAAGGAATATTTAGAGTAACTTCTGTACGATTTACTGTAAAGGCTATGTCGGAAGCCATGAAATGAGTATCATAAGCTGTTGTTGTCATTAACATAATCCTTAAAACGCGCGCGAATTATGCATTTATGAATAATATTTTTCAAGAACTATATGATCAATTACATTGGAAATATCAATAAAATTAAGAATTTTATATTTGTAAGTAAACTTAAAAAGCCAGCTAATAGCTGGCTTTTTATTAGGGGAGTCCTATTTAGACATCTTTATATTTTGATAAGCCCTTATCGATTCACAGGTTCGAAAGGAAAGCGTTTTAAAACCTTCCCAAGTTCAAGCACCTCATCTTTATGAAGAAAATCCCACAATTGATTAAAGCGTTCACGCAATTGCACAACATTAACTGGTGTGTGGTGTAGTGAATATTGCTGTACAGAAACTGCTCCGCTTTCTTGAATCGATATCCAAAAGTTTTTAGGTCCTTTTGGAGATTGATACTTTAGCTCCTCACCTAATTGCTGTGCAATGTCATAAGCAAGAGGGTTTTCTAATGCTGGATAACGAGCAGCGAGATTATCTACAAACTTTTCTAAACGTTTAAGTGTATCTGTTTCAGCTGGAACTAGCTCTTGTAACGGCAAGAGCTCAAGATACTGCTTCGCCTCATCAAAATGGATTGAAAGCAATTGGCTATATTTAGCAATTCCAAAGTGGCGATTATGACGAATCCACATTGAAGCTCTTAAGCTTCGATCCCTCCCTGCACGGCGATCAACTATCTCGTGCAGTGCATTTTGTTGTTCTGGAGAAATGGTTAAGCGTTGGTTTATTGCTTGCCCTTTAGTCCAGTATTCCCACAGCACATCGTCGCACTCTTGCTGGTACATGATCACAGTATCTCGAATTTCGGGATTAACCTTGTTTGGACTTATAGTCATTAACCATCCAAAAAGCTTACGAACAGGTAAACAAACCATATTGTACTGTTTACCATCTTTTCCAGTTGTCACTATTTCAGTGATAACTGAACTAAATCTTTGTTTTAACTTTTCATATTGTGATTGCCATGTGAGGCCCATTCCTTCAACAATTGGGCGCATGGCAGTAAATGGCTGATTGTTGAATTCAATAATTACTAAATCAGCACTATGAAAAGGTACATTAATTTGTGTTAAAGTACGCATGTTGTTGCTCCTATGCAATGACAGGCCTCGTTTTCTTTCCACGGACTGCGAGGCTTTTTTGTGGTTAAAAATTAACATATTGTTCTTCTGTTAGATTACTTAATAAATTAAAAAAAGTAGGTCGAGTTTCCTTAGTTAATTTCTGTCTAGGAAATTCACTTAATATTTTGACTGCTTCCACAGGATCTAACTGTGAAGTAAATGGAACTGATAATTGAATAAATGATGTTTTATCTGTTTCCAAAGCTGTATCCAGCACATCTTTTACTTCATTGTAGCGCGGCTTCCTTTGCGCGGTTAGGAAAAGTCCATCAAAAATAATATAAATCTCGTTTAATCCTGGTAATTGGACTTTCGCAATTGCTCCCATGAGGGGCAAATTAGTTTCAGGCCCGTCATCTCTACTAAACCCATCAGTAGGTGTACGATAAGTCGCAAATAAGATTACTTCTTGACAATTAGGTAGCTTCAAATAGTCGAGCAAATTAAGACAATTTCTCGTGGTATTACTTTCGTGATATCTGTGAGCAATTATTAAATCTTCATTATTGTAGAGCGAGGCAAGATAATTCGCATAGGGTAAATATCTTTGGCAAGATTTGGTTATGTAATCTGATCTAGAGGAGAAAAGATTTGAGTTATGTACTTTATCTTTTAGAAAGTCATCAATTTTTCGTGTTAAAGATATGGGAATTGTAACGTTAATCTTTTCAGTCTTTTCCGCATAGATTGATGTATCAATTGTTATGACATGAAAAAAAACATCTTTATCACGTTTTTTAAATGTTACTGAATTAATTTCAGTCGGCTCAGGAATATCAAGACCTTGGTCACTTAGAAAATCAAAATACTCAAGCGTCTTCTCATATACCTTCCTAATCACCTCGTCATAACTGGAACCAGTAGCATTAATATTCGGTTTATCAAAAAGTGCAGCCTCATAAATATCTTTTTTAAAGAAAGACTTAGATTCTGTAATCTTTACAGCAACTGTATAGTTTTTCACCAAGAACTCCTTTTGAATGATATTTCAGATTTTTAGACACCTTTTTTAATAATAGTTCTAAAAAAAATATTGTCAACAAATTTAAAATCAAATAGTTATTAATAAAAATTCAACTTATTGAAATTATTAATTTTAAATTTATAACCCCAAGATTCCAAAATTAAAGATTTATAGAGTTACAACTCTATACTGTGATTTTATTTGCTTCACTTACGTTAAGTTAAGTTAAGTTAAGTTAAGTTAAGAATAGATCAAGTTATATGAAAAAAAATGCCGTGATAACTATCACGGCGGTTTTTCTTGATCATATTGGAAAAATCACAAACCCTTACATGGATTATTTAGAGGTGTCACAGTAGCAACACTACTTGCACTTCCACCCAATTGTTTATACTTGGCAAAGCTTTGATTTAGAGTTTTTTGCCCATACTCGATCCGTTGAGCAGCTGCATAACGCCTATCTAAACGAGTGACACCGCTAAAACTTTGTAACCTATCTTCTTCTTTTAAAACGTCTTGTGCAACTTTAATACTATTTCGTGCACTAACAACATTAGAGGATTCTATAAATAGCTTATAATTATTAGTACTTTTGCATAGATTAATTTTTTGTCTATTTTCCCGCTTCTTAGCATCAATTAAACGGGCTTGTTCCTCCCTCTCCGCATCGGCTCGATCTCTTGCTTGTTTTGCTAAACGGATTTCTTCTTCCCATTCCTCTTTTTCCCGTTCTTTAGCATTCTTTTTATTAATTGCTTCAATATATTCAGCCTCTCTTAACTCACTAACTTTATTTAAGTACTTGTCATAAGCCATCATAAATTTTTCACCACAACTATTGGCAATAAAACGATGGCGCATTTGAAAAGTTTTTACTAGATTGTTTTTGCTATTTTCATCTAATTCAGGATTATTGATTCTAGCAATGTCAACTAAATCATAATAAATGTCCACATTTACATCTGAAGAACTATATATTCCTTGCTTATATATCAAATTATTAAAAATTGAATCTGAATAGGCATCAGGATTTGGCGTTCCCTGTAAGGCTGCAATTTTATATTGTGTATCTAATATTACATTGCCAGTTGTCCTTTTATAGAACTTACAACTTTGCTTAGAATCTAAACCATATTTTTCTCGTAAAAGAACATAAAGTTCGTCCATGCCACCATAAGACACTTCAGGGTTTGTACTTAATAAATCACAACTAAAAATACAAAGTTCACTAACTACCTTTGTCGAATTAATATTTTCACTGTTGGTAGCAATTATTTGTTTATTCAGAATATCATTAACACTTGTAGCAGCTTGAACATAACTTGAAAAAGCTGCCGTAACTAAGAAAGATAATTTTAATAATTTTAAAGTCATATATATCCCAAAACTAAACGTCTAATTTCCCCATTCCAATGCCGCCAGTTAGAGCATGAGCAAGGAAACGATCACTAACATTCTGCCCGATGTTACCATTATTCTGATTTACAACAACAACTTCCTGTGGGTTAGGAGTATTTAAAGGTTGCTTAAACGGCGTGACATTAGTTAATAATCTATTTTGATTATTTAATGAAGGTTTTGCTTTTGTAGTAGCTTGGGGAACGATAGCTTTTTGGGTGCTTAAAACACTAGCAACTTTAGCTCTTGTATTTTCCACAATATGACTTGATTTCAAATCTGATACAGCTGGGGTATTTTCTTTAGGTAGATTAGTTTTCTGTTCCTGAACGGTTTTATCAATGTTAGCTCTGTATTTATATTCCTTTTCTAAATGCGGTCTATAATCAAATGACTTCCCATTGCGAAGCTTTGTTTGCCCATACGCCCATCTTACATATTTTGTGCCGAGAACTCGGGCAATATCTTCTTTTGATGCATTTGGGTTTTTCTGCATATAAGCTTTAACTGAAGCATATTCTGGATTCGTTTCGATTTCATGCTTCATAAATGCACCTTGTGCATCTAAAGCTGCTTGGCTCCGTACCATATTACCGTTTGCATCAAGTAATCCCCTTTCCTTCATATATGCCGTAAGCCGGTCTTTACGAGCTCCTTGCCAAGAAATCATTCCCATATTTATTCCACCAGCTTTATCTTGATGTTTACCAAACAAGTATTCATCTCGATAATCATTTTCTCGACCAACGGAAGCAGTTAAACCAGCAGCCCAATTATCATTAAAACCTGCTTTCTTCATAGCATTGTAAACTGCAAGTTGCTTTTCCTTAGTTTTTTCACCAATTGGAGAAATAGTTGATCCATAAGCAGGTACATTTTTATTTGCTCCAAAACCCGGCTTATAAACTCCTTGCCCAATGCCCCATGTGGGAACGCCGTCATGAAATGGATTAAAGCGATTAAATTTATCCTTAATGAAATCTAAGGTATCACTAGCAGTATCTTTAACACCGTCTACAACTTTTGATGCTGTACCTTTTGTCAGTTCAAAAGCATTGGTTGCATAGTTAACAAACCCTTTCCAAGCAGTATTAATAATACCTGGTACATCTGCAGCAATTAATGAATCTGTCCACTCTTTAAAATACGGCGCAACTACGGTACCTAGCTTATTCCCAATCCAAGAACCAGCCATACCACCAATTAATGTTCCAACTGGACCAAATAAAGCCCCGACAGTACCACCAATTACTCCACCCGCAAGACTACCAACAGTACCGCCTTTTTCTTGTGTGCTTTGTTCATTCCAATCTAATAATGATGCACCAGCAGCCAATGCACCTATTACGGGTAGACCACGGCCAAACTTAAGAAATTTACCTAAGCCCTTTCCTAATTTCCCTACACCTTTCTTTCCTTTGCCTAGAGCACCACCTAGAAGCCCACCACCAGCAGATAACACGGAAGTAAGCAATTTCCCTAGAGAACCTAACAAACCACCCTTAGACGCCAAATTATCGGCAATACGCTGCAATAACTTTATTTGTTTGCGGTTATGGTTCTCTTGTTCACGAGGTAATGGCTCATTTCTCTTTTTACTACGCATCAATCCAGTTAATGGCCGCAAAGCTAATCCTGCTGCACGGCGTACAGGTGAAAGTAAATGACCAACTTCATTGATTGCGTCAACTGTAGGATCTACACCTTGTGTTGAGTTCGGCATTACTCCTTTAATCGCCGTAGATATCGTTTGGGCAACTTTACGAATTGATGATTGGTTTTGGGGTTCATTAGGGTTTGATACAAAACGGCCTTTTTCGTCACGCTCTGGTACACTAGGATTTACAATTTTTGATAAGTCATCATGACTATTAATTTCTATAGCTGGTTTTAAACTCTTAGGTTGGTTAATTTGTTTCTTTTCTACAGTCTTAAGGTCATCAACTGATTGCTCCAATACACCTGCAAAGTCTTTGACAAGCTTGTCTGCAACAACAAATGCTTGAGTGATTGGATTTGCTTTTTCTTTTAATAAATCTTCAAAATCTAAAGTTTGTCTATTATTGACAGCATTAAGCATCTTTTGAAATTCAGTCAGTTTAGGCTGAGGCTGTGCGAGCTGTACTTTTTGCTCTTCAAAGCTTTGAGTAAGAATATCTATGATCTTCTCAATATTTGAATCAATCGTACTTACTTTTTTTTCAACTCGTTTCATACCAATAATGAAACCAAGTTCATCATAAGATAAAACTGGATTATTGTGATTTGAATCTGTCATAACAAAAATGCCCCATACTGATATAGGGCATTTTGAATCATAATTATTTTTGAATTTTTAAGTGTTCCAACCAAAAATTTAATTAAAACTTAATCTTTAGAAAATAATTATTATGATCCAAAACATCTAATTCAATTTGGTATCCTAGATCGATTAGGGACTGTTGTAACTCATTGACTACTGCCATTGTAGCTCTTGATTTTGATAAGGTGAAAGTCATTTCTTTCTGTCCTTTTGCGGCAAGAGAAGTAATAAATACACCTACTTCTTGTTTCAATTCCTCAAGTGTAGATGGCTGTGCAGATTCTGAGATTTTAGCTGCTTCTGCTGCTGAAATAAGGGTCATAACTTAATACTCTATTTAATTAATGATTTTAAGCACTTTGTAAAATATAAATGCCACATGCATTATAATTAATAGAAAGATAATAATTTCAATGGTGTAAAGTTTTATATAAAATCTATTCATTTTTATCATCTGGCTCTACTTCACCTGCTTCAATTAGCGCTAACTTACGCATAAACGCCTCTTCTTTTTTCTTCTTCATATTAGCTTTTGCAATTGCCATTCTTTCTTCAGCACCTGAAATAACTGAACTACGCCGTGCTTGAACTTCCGATTGGTCTTTAAGATCATCTACATCTAAGCCCCAGAACATTGCCTCAGTTCGAGCAATGTTAGAAATGCTGATACTTTGTTTAACGTTCAAATCAACCACTTGACTAATCAAGCCCATTTTAAACTTAACCAGCGCTAATTCATCTTCAGTAGGATTATTCAGATTAAGGACTTCATCTCTAATATGAATAACACTATCGATAGTATCTGTAATTAACTCACCCAGCTTATGAGCTCGTATACGGTTATTTTTGACAACAAGAGCTGACTTTAGATAGTTCTCGTTGACTGTAGAACGCCCACCGTTGTTATTACCATTATTTTTAGAGTTTTGACTATTAAATTCAGCAATATTTGACGTTTTTTTGACGGAATTTTGACTATCACTTTTTTCTGATTTATCAGTATTTTGTGTATCTTCTTGACCATTATTTTTTTTGGTCAATTTTTTAATCTCTTTATTGAGCTCTTGGGCTGTCTTTTTGACTAAAGATTTAGCTTTCTTTTTCCATTTCTCAGCAAGTGCTTTACGGCGTACAACGGATGGCGAAGGCATCTCACAACCGAGTTCTTCGCCAACCTGATCAACTAAAGCTTGCCATGTAATCTTAGGTGAAGATTCATAGACTTCTTTTAGCCGGTTCCAAATTTCTTCCGAGTATTCAATCTTGCGAGCCATTAAAGTCTATCCCTTATTCAGCAAATAGACCTATTTGTTTCACTTCATCTAAAGCTTGCTGCTGTAAAGAAGCCTTGCTAAAACGTTTTTTATTTTGGATAAGATCAATTAAAGCTTTTTGCTGTAAATCATTCTCTTCACGCTGGAAAACATCATCAATAGCCATCTCTAAATTACGGATTTGTTTTGCACGATTCTGTTCACACTCACGAACAATACGCATAAGAGTGTGAAGTTCAGGTAAAACCTTTTCTTGAATAGACTGGTCTTGCGATAAACAAGCTTGAATCAGCCCCTTTGATGCTTCAAGCAGCTCTACAGTTAAAGCTTTCGGGAAAGATGCAATATGCTGTGCTGCAGCCATACTTAATTGAAATGCCATGGCTTGAGTGTATTCACTCATCATTTCACCTAGACTGTTAAACAGAATACCAGCTACAGAAGCTGTTTTGTCTAGTTCTGGCTCAATAGTAAAACCAAGAACCCAGTCGGCTGAAACACCGTATTTTTGACATAGCACCGAAAGTAATTCTGCATCTGGCATTAACTTACCATTTTCGATTTCACTCATTCGGTTTTTATGTGGTGTACCGAATATCTCTAATGCTACGTCTTCTTGACGTAATTGAGCCATATCACGCGCCATTGCAAGTTTTCTTCCAATAAGTACTCGACGTTGCAAATCGCTCTTTTTCGCCATTTAAATGCTTCTCCCAGCTAACCAATCAAAATCTACAGTTTTTGACAACCAATCAGTTTCATCAGTAAAAACGCACGAAAGCCAGACACAACCCTCTTCACATGGTTCTGCCAGCTTAATTTGTTCACTTATGAAAATATTGTCGTCTTTGAATAACAAGCCATCACCTTTGACACTATCAATTAGTAATTTTGGATAGTTATCAATATCAAAGCGTGGATAAGTCTTTGCACTGTAAGACCGAGTTTTAAGTGGTGGCTGAACAATTAATCGTATTTCACAAAGTTGATCGATAGCTTTTAACTTAAGTGCTCTAAACATAGGTCCATATTGCTTTTGAACCTTGTCTTTATATTTTTTAGCACCTACTGAAAGACTATTTCTTTGCTTTCCATTCTGATCAATTGTAGCCCGCCAAATCTCGTTAGCGCTTAATCCATAAGGCAATTTGATTGTGATGTATTGCTTACCAGAAATGATAACACCGCCTGTGCTTCCCCTATATATACTATTTTCACCGTCATTTTCTTTTTCTACACGGCAAGGGAAAAACACATGTTTAGAAGGGCTAGACTTTTGCTTTTTAGTTTTTTCATTGCCTAATGAAACACTGAAATCCTTAAAGAGTTCCTGTCTTTTATTATTGGAGAAAAACTCACTCCACTGACGGCGGTTACTTTTTTTAATCATAACGACCTCAAATCAAGCAAGTAAGATTTACATAGACTTGAAACTCTTCTTGCATGACAAAATCCTTAAAAACACTTAGTTCCAGAATTATTGACCGTTTGATTTATTTAAAAGGACCCTAGTTCCATTCATTATTTTTGACGAGGAAAAAAAAGTCCGCACCTTGGGGAAAGTACGGACTATAAAACTTAAATAAACGTAAACCGATAAACAGTTCACATAATTTAATATATAAATCGTTTTTTATCAATATATATATTTATTAAGCTTGATGCCTAATCATCTTTTCAACGATTTTGCAGGCTTCATGAAAATCAATATCGTTACTAATCCAGAATCTATGAGTTTTATCGCCCAGTATAAAACTCTGGGTGAAATACTCTGACTTTTTCTCAGGATCTATATCGGCTGCTTTAAATGAATAAACATCCTTCTCAACAACTTGTCCGTTGAGATCACCACCAATACATATTTTCATTATTTTACTCTTTCAATTAATTTTTGATCTTACCATTGATTTTATTGTCACTACTATTAGTAAATTTTTTTACTTCATCCATTCCAACAATTTTAATTTCTTTAGGATTATTCTGGTTAAGAAGTATCAATTTATCATTAGCCTTATCTAAAAACCTCCAATCTTCATTTGCTGAACTATCTTTAATTGAAACTCTTGGCAAATCTGCTCGGTGTATATTTTTTTGTATATCAGATATACCTTGAAGAAAAGGAATTACTATAATTAAGAACACGATTGCGATATATTTCACAAAAGGTTTAGAGTTATATAATGTAAAAGTAAAAAATATTCCTAAAAATAGAGCAACTGCAAAGAAGAAACTATAAGCGTAGCCTACAGTTATCATTTCGTAAATGTAATATAGACATATAGCAATTAAACCTAAGCCAAATTTTAAAATATTTCTTTCACCGCTCCCCTCAACAAAAACCTTGTCATGAAAGATAAGAATTAAAAAATATATAATTACTAGTTTTAATGCTGAATATGCCAAATCAAAAACATTGAAAAACTGAATTATCCACAAACTATCAAGTAATCTTGTGAAGTAGTATCCTAATTTATAAGAAATCCCTATCAAAATAACTGTACTCGTTAAAGTAGCAATTTTTTCTGTTAAAGCAGCCTGTTTGAATTGATCAAGTATCAACATAGAAATGTAAACCAAATTTACTTCTCTTATATAGTATACCCATAAAAGAATAAGCTCTTCATAAGAAAAGCTTATTAATAGTTTAAGTGATAAGATTTACATCACTTGAATTCTCCATGAGCTTCTGAATCCGTATCACTCATGAATATTCAAAAATTTTCCCATGTACACATGACTCATGACTACTGACTCATGACTCAGTTTTACATCTGTTGATGGACAACCAAAATAACCACCTTTATCGAGTCTTCCAATTAGAAAATCATTGTCTTCATCGACCCTGTCAATCTGGCCTTCACCAAAAATATGAGTTCCATCAGTTTCCATTCGATTACTTGATTTGAAATCTACATAAACTCTATCACCGCGTTTAAATTTAAGTTTTACTGATTTCATACCTACACCTTAAGCGCTTGCTCTAACTTCTTGCCAATCTCAAACATTGACCAGCTCTTTTGAAGGTCTGATGCAATAGACAAAGCTTTTGCAATAACTAGTCCCTGTTGATCCACCCGCTTTTGCAGATCATCACGCTCCAACCGATACTTGTCTTTGTATTGAAGGACTAATTGGGCACGTTCTTGCGCACCTTTGAGTTGAACTTGCAGCTCCTCCACTTTCTCTTGTTGATGTTTCCATGCAGACAACCAGAGAATTGGTAAATCTGAAAATTGATCAAGCCCTTTATCCTCTGGTATTCCCCGAAATACATTTAGAAACCGTTGTTTCCAGAAATGATGAGTGGCCTGCATTCCGTGACTTCTAATACCTATTGGAGTCATTTCAGGTGTAATTGAAGTGAAAAATATTTCAAATAGTTCTAATGGATCTATCTGATGATCAGCTTTATTACACTCACTCATGGTTAGGTCCTTCTAATAAGTAGCGTAGAGCCGTCAACCATGCGGTATTAGCGCTAAGGTTTCCGTCTGTAACCTGCTTTTTTTGCTTTACATCCCAAACTTCGTAAAGTGGGCTGCGTGGTGACTCAACTTTTTTGCAGATCAGATTGCTATTAATCTTCAAACACCGCTCTTTAAAGTTACGCATCCATACCTCCATATACTGATTCGTGATCTGCAATTGAAACCTTCAATGACTTAATGGTCTCATCACTAACTGCTTCCTTGCCAAAGGCCCCTTGATGAACAATTAAAAAGCTCAACAACTCTTTAGTTGCTAAATAACCGCCATGTTCATTGACACGGTCCAAAGACTCAACGAGACTCTTAAGGTCAGAAAGTGGTTTAATGACTTCACTTGTAAATATCTGATATGGAACAACACTTCGTCTCCAACGATTATCAGTCCATACATAACATTCAGTTTTTGAAATATTCTTTGTGTATCTGGTTCCGCAACTTAAATCCCTGTAGTGTGTCGCATCATCTGGCGCTCTTTTTAAAATCCGTTTAGCCTTAACAAATCCTTCATTTTTAATAAACTCGACTTCTTTCTTTAAAAGCCCCGTCTTGGAATGATTAGATAACATCGCAAAAATACTTCGCTGTTGACGCTGGCGTTGTCTTAGTCTTTTCATCATGCTGCATCCCCAAAACTAAGAGATTTACCATTTCCTATAATTTGATCAGCAATCCAAAGCTGGCGTAATTTTTCCTCAGCTACACCACTGTTTACCCATTCAGCAACACTCAAGAATTCCTTATACGCAGATACACTTTTAAATTTTGAGGAAGTACTTATTTCTACCTCTATCAAATCAATCCCAAAACCATCAGGTATATTTTTGTTTTGATCTAAGGCCATTAAGATCTCTGCATTTAATCCTTTCCAGCCTTTTCTACGTAAGCCACCACCTATATCTACATAACAGTCTGCTTTTCCTTCTGAAAACTCAAAATAATTCATTTTCGGTGCGGTGAATGGCTGATTTATTATTAGTTGCCCTTCATATTGATCGGTTCTATCGGACATTGTGATAGTGAGTTCAACATTCCATTTCTCACACTCTTCTACATGTTCAAGAACTTGAACAATTGCTAAATCTTGGTAACCGTAAGCTGCAATACTGAAGTGATATGGTATTGTTAAGCGATTAGGGAAACGCTCAAGCAATGCTGCCTCTTCAACTTTCTTTGCTTCGATATAGTCCCGTACATCTTTAGAAACGAACCGCATGCTGAACTCATATTCTTGAGCAGCTTCTCTACGCAATTCTGCCTGTCTCTGATTAGCTTGAACTTGCGCTGGTGTTAACTTGTTTGGATTGTATTTTTTTGAGCGTTTTTTGCTGGTTGCTTTAGATTTCATTTGCACACTCCCCCTTTAGCTCTTAACTTTTCAGCTACTAAACGATCAGCAACACGCTTAACTCGATTCCAAACAAAGTTGTGATCAATTTCAGAACGGCCTTGATAAATACGTTCAAGTTGAAATGCCGTAACGGAATAATCCACTTCTAAGGCCAGTAAATCCCAATCTTCATTAAAAGCTGTAGCGTAGGGGGTCAATTGGCTTTTCTGTGCCAAAATACGCAATTGACGAGCATCTGGACCACGTTTTACCAATGGTTTTGGCTTGGATTTAATTAAACCGGTAGAAAGTGCCCAATCAACACAAGCTTCACAACGACAACATAAACGCTTATACATCGGTCCGGTACCGTGAGGCATATTTAGATCACGCCCTATAGACTCAACTTGTCGAATTTTATTACCTGGATGTTTCAGCCATTTCTTAACAGCTTTTTCTAATGCTCTACGCTCCTCAGATTTAGCTGCTACGTTTGAGTAAGCAACTAATGCGTATTCAGATTTTTTCATATCAACAAATGCGTTCACTGTGCTTTACCTCCACCTATACGAGCATCATCCCAATCACATTCCACAATATCTAAGCCATCATGTTGAAATCTTGACCAAAGCCGGTCCCCAAGATCTTCGCGGACCTCAGAAAGACTTAGGTTTGAAATCACAACTGTTGGCTTCAACTCGTCATAGCGAGTGAGTAGAACCTTATGAACACTCTCAAGAAGCTGCGGACGTTTTTCAGCACGGTCATGTAAACCGTATTCATCAATAATTAATAAATCTTTTTTTACATAGCGTTTTAGAGCTTCATCTTCACTATCACCGCTACGGCGATAGGCACCCGCGATATCTTCAGCTAGATCTGCAGACGTAATGTAAATAGCTTCCCAGTTCTTAATGATGATATTTTTCAGAATTGATGAACCTAGATGTGTTTTACCCGTACCAGTACGGCCGACAAGAAGTAAATTTCGAAAAACACCTGAATTGAAATCCATAGTGAACTTTTCACAAGTTTTACGAGCTTCGTCTTGTCCTTTGTGAGTTACCGCATAGTTGCTAAAGCCGCTATTTACATGTCTTTTAGGGATACCAGCTCGAGCCATTTTCAAATTTAAAATACGAATATTCTTATCGCTTTCATATTTTTCATTTGACTGCTTCATGATTTTTTCAACACAAGACTGACAAACGATTCGACCATGTACATTGATCATCTGTTCTTTGTGGATCTTACAGATCTGGTTTGTATGGGAAATTTTATATTCCAATTTTTGAGGCACTGCGTTCATATCAATTCACCCTTCACAGCTGTGTGAGCAACCGGTTCATATTTCTTTGGCGCGCCCCATTGATCATTTACATTGCGTGGTAACGATTGATGGTTTGACTGTTGACCGGTAGTCATTTCGGGTTTTTCGTTTAGGTACCAAGATGCTTTGAAGGCACCCCAAGGATTTTGTCTTTTCAAGCAATATTCGACGGCTTGCTGAAGTGTAATTCCTGCTTTTTGGGCTTCATTCAAAAGTGCGTCAAAAGCGTTTTCGGTGTTTTGAGCTTTCTTGGCTTTACGAACTTGTAAGAACTCAGCAGCGTCTTTCTCAGGTACACCATTTTTTTTCAAAGCACTCTTGAAACTAAATTTTGCTTGAGTCGATGAATCAACTTCGCCAACGGCGGAGTTGTTATTCCCTGAAAAACTTTCTTCTGAATTTTGAACGTGATTATTAATATCTTTTATAATATCCCTTACCTGTCCGTTATGTTCTGTTCCCTTAAGAGAGTTTTCCAGTGGAATTCCATCGGAATGATTTTGCCCTTCCTGTGGAATAATTTGGGAATGGTTTGGAGATTCTTCTTTTGGCCCATTGGAAGGTATTTTCATTTCCGTTTTTTGAGATTTGGAATAATTACTCCAAGTGTCAGGCATTCCATTATTTATCCACACATCAAATGATGGAATTTCAATTTGTTCCGTATCACCAAGCTTCCCATTTGCCTTACGTAATCGATCGGCAAATTTCTTATAATTGTATTCCTGTTTGGAATTCCAACTCTCCAAGGCTTTTTCACACACTACTGGGTGGTAGTAACGGTTGTCATTACATAAAACCCAGCCATGTAAGGCTTCATCTTTAAATTTTTCCCATTCTTTTACGACTCGACCAAAACCTGCCAAATTTGAAAGAATACGATCATCATTGGGCAAGCTACCAGCAGGAACTTGATGCCATGAAGCACACATTAAAAGAAATCCTGATCGAAAAGCCTCTGCGTCTACCAAGGCAGTGAAGTCACTATCACGGAAACGAACTACATCTAAAGGCATAAACTCAAAACTTCGTAAGTCAATATTGTTTTGTATTAGCGCGTTTGGTAGTGTCATGATTTCCCACCTTTATTGGAATTAATAAGATGGCTATCATTCGCAAACAAAATGAAATTGATGTATATGCAAACCTTGAAGAAAAGTGTGTGACAATATGCGAAACTGAAGGACATTTTGATCAACATGGTGGCGGGTTTGAGGATTCCTTTATCAATATTGATGTAGCTCATCTTGATACTGTTATTGCTGCTCTTCAGGCTTGCAAGAAAGAAATTTTGGAATCTGGAACTCAGAAAAGCGAAAACTAATTTCAAGTTTCGATCCACTAATCTAGTATAGATAACAAACAGAAAACCCTCACATAAACGAGTGATAAAGGCTTTCATTTCTCTAAGTCTAAGCTGTTTTTCAATATTAGCTTTAACTAGACGTAGATGTTTATATCTTATTGGGCTCTTAATTATTTGGTTCCCATTTTTAAGTGCCCAATACCCAATGAAAAGCGATCGAGCTTCATACGGTAATTCAATAATGTCTTCATTCATAAAGAATGAGGACTTAATATTTCTAGATCTTGCCATTTCTTAAGCTGCCTCATTTTTGTTTGTATTTGAAAAGGGATTATTCGCTCGAGCAATAGCAGCCATAGGTAGAGGCGAAACGCTATTGCCACACATATGTACTTGGTCTTTTTTTGATAATGGTTTGCCACAGTAAATCGGATCGATGATGTAAGAATCTGGAAAGCCTTGCGCTTTATAAAGCTCTCTTGGTTTAAGCATGCGCAAACGTATATCAACAATTACCCAAGGCTCTCCTTTGATCCATACAGTGACTAATGCAAGTCGATCTTTAGTCGTTAAGGTATCCATAGGTGCTGTGATGTCTCTTGCATCACCATTGCCGTAATAATTAATCAAGAAGGCCGCCACTCTTAAAGCACCCTCGAAATCGTCTTTACTTAGTTTTGCAGTTACTAAACCATGATGGCCGCCTTTAACTTGTGCACAAATCGTTGATAGTGGATGATCTATAGACCAATTACGCTGTTGAGATGAATTGGCAAACTCAGTTAGAAACGGGGCTAAAATTGGACACACAAGTTGACTATGCCCACCATAGCTTGCAGTTGTGGTTGCGAGAGGCTCAGTAATGTTATGACCTATGCTTGTATTAAAATCACGGCAAATAAATGGGGTTGAAGAATTGACGAAATATGGATTTTCAGCATCAATCACAAATCGCTTCAAACCTTTCGCTAATCGTTTAAGTGTAGCTGGAACAAGTGGACCTTTCGGACGATTAAAAATTGAATTACCTAAATCAGACCAATCAATAGAATCTGCTGTAGGAATCCACTTACTCTGTTTAGCCTTTGGTTGTTTTGCAAAATACTGTTCAGGCCAAACAATTGGATTGCCATCACAACGGGCGATTAAAAATAATCGTGAACGAATTGTTCCCGCTCCAAAATCAGCAGCAACAATATTTGCACGCCATTCAACAATGTACCCAAGACTCTTTAATGTCTTAATAAATCGTTTCCAAGTTTGACCAATACGTTTTGGATCTGGGATCAAGAACTGTAAATTTCTTGGTACCACTTCACTAGGCTCTGCAATACGATTTACCAGCTTTCCATTTACGTCAATTTTTTCAAGGGTTACAACACGGCCTGTTGCTTTGTCACGTTTTGCAATTAATGGTCCCCAATTAAGCATCTGGCGAACATTTTCCATGCTAATAACATCCGGTTTTACTTTCCCTGCAAATCTTGGGATAACCCATGCAAGATCTCTAATTTCTTTTTTCCGCGGTTGACCTCCAGCTGCTTGTGAATGATGTGTGCAATCAGGGCTTGCATGAAACCATCCAACTTGATAACCGTCACAAATCTCAACAGGGTCAACTGCGAAAACATCCTGAACATAATGGATTGTATGAGGATGATTTGCTTCATGCATTGCAACAGCTTTAGGATTATGGTTTACAGCTACATAGACTGGACGATTAAGTCCCATTTCTAGACCTGTACTGGCTCCGCCTCTACCAGCAAAAAAATCAACAATAATCTTCTCGGAAAAATTCAATCCATATTGGGTTTTAAATAAACGCGTATTATCAAAACAAAACTTAGTGTTCATGCTTATCACCCCATATGTCCACAATGATTACAGTGATCAAAGTCATAGGGGTTGTATTGCCATACGATTTTTCCGCATTTTGGGCAGTTAAAACGTGTTTGAGGGTTTTTGACTCTTCTTTTGGCTCTTTTTAAATGTTCAGGTTGTTTTAAGCCTGCTCCTTGAGTCATGATTCGTGGATTATATTGATTAAAATCAAAAGTCCTACGCTTTGCTTTTTCAGCTAAATGAAAAGGAATAGCAATATACTTCTCATCAAGTTGACTTGCTTCATCTTTAGAAAAATATGAAGCCTTTTCAAAATCAGTTGATATATCAAAAGAACTTTTATTCAACCAAAAAACATCATTTCCTGAATATTTCCCTTGAACGAAAACAGCATATCCAAAAACACTATCGATAATTTGAGTGCTATTTGGAATTGTTTGGTGATCAACTTTCCATACAGCTAATGCATCGACATGATCAGCAGAAATTGGACATTCAAACTCTCTAGCATGATTGAAATGACGCTGTGCTTCATCTAATGTACAAACATATGCTTGATCAATGTCTGTGTGATAACCTGCAAATTGATGACGATGAAAACTTACATTTGGTCCGACATTATCTCTAAAGCATGCGATGTAAAAACGATCTCTCATGCTGCACCTTCCTGAGCTGGTTTATACAAGCTCACTTGTTCAGCAAAATTCCATGCACGTTTACAAATATTATTTAAAGACGAGCGGCGTTCATCTAACCATTGTTCACGCCATTTATTTTTCTCAGCTGGATCTTGAATCAGGTCATAAGCTTTATAGAAAGCAGTACGGTCAAGGTAAGAACCTAACAAAACACTGTTAAAGCTATTTACCAGATCAAACTTTTCTTCATTTCGAACTTGAATAAAAGTTTCTTCAAAATTTTGCCCAAAATTAGAAACAAACCATTCGTCATGCCCACCAAAAATAAAGAATGGAACATCAAGGTCGTTTTCTATTCCTTTTGCAGAATATTGACCGTTTCCAAGTGCACACGTAACTAAAGCAGCAATTTTTAAATTTGGCGCTTCAAATGTGCATTTATCACTAGGATTTATTAATTCAAAAATCATTGTTCAGTCACTACCTCAAATCGTAAATCTAAGAAAGCTTGGTTCACTGGACCTATGTAGCGTGACCAGCCAAAGTTTTCTTGCCAAAACCACCAATTGTTCTGTTCGTCACGCTTCCACGGCGTTCCCTCAGAATCAGTGTGATTGGTTCCTAACGGCCAAACCTTTTTTTCTGAAGTCATGAAATCTCCTTTTGTGCATTGAATGCACGGTCTAGAAATTTCTCTTCATCGGTTTGATGCGGGGCATCTTGATTAATAAGACAAGTTGAGCACTGTTCTTCTTTAAAATCAGTGCATTTGCCTGAGCAGGGATAATTTGCTAAATTACTCACGTTCATTCTTCCAAGGGTTTGAACAGCCATAGACCATTTCCTGTTGGCGCAGGGAGTGGTTTTTTTATTTCCAGCTAAGTAGATCAAGCTGGACTGATTTATCACTAGCATTTGTATGCCGCGATTTTTCGGCCCGTAAAGGCACTAATTCGAAGGTATCTCTGGTATACCCGTTATCTTTTGACCCACAAAAAACATTTCTGAGAAACTGGTATTCGGATTCAGCTTCTGAGACTTTTCTAGTGCAAATGTTTTTAATTACCTCGAGAGAGCTTTTACCTGCCATCTCACCTTCTACTTCTGAAATCTTTTTCTTACACATAGAACGGATGAGATTAGATAAGGAATTCTTGCCTTCTAGTTTGGCAATCCATTCCATCTTTGCTTTTTCTTCTAAAGTTAATTTCGATGATGCATTTGCAAGAAGTTTTTCAGCCATGGTTATGCCTCATACATTCCTAAAATTGGTTTTTATGCAGATCGATTTAATTGTTTTGTCTTGGATTCCTCATATTCTCTTTTCTGTTCAGAGGCAACTAACGCGTCTAAAGCAACACCTTTGTTATAAGCAACTTCTTTTTGTTCGCCACTTGCAATTTTTGAAACAGAACTTTGAGAAATCCCAGTTCTTTCTGAGATTTGCTGTTGAGTCAAACCTCGACTATTTGAAAGGTAAATAACCTTATCTTGAATATTCATGCACATATAAATGCCTCCGTGTTAAGGCATATTTTTATTCACTAATGAATAGTTGTCAATACATTAATGAATTGTTTCACAAAAAATATTCATTTTTGAATAAAATTAGCTATCCATCTTGGAGTTGGAAAAATGCACCTTCAAAAAAACGTTAAGTACCTGTTAAAAAAATACAGCACTACTACTACAGGTCTTAGTAAAAAGTCTGGAGTACCACAACCTACACTTTTTCGTTGGGAGAATGGGCAATATAAAGAACCAAAGATATCTACCGTTGAAAAATTAGCCTCTTGGGCAGGCTATGATGCCAATACACTGCTCAATAATGACTTAGAAGCCATTGATAATATTAATAATGATTTAGATGAATTGGTGTTAGATAACAATGTAAATCTATCAAATAAAATCAAATTAGATGGAGAGCAAATTCCAGTTATTTCTTGGGTTGCAGCAGGTTCATTTACAGATGTTCAAACAGTATTGAAGGACACTGAAGTACTTGAATGGCTTCCACCAATGAAGAAAGCTGGAAAAAATGGTTATGGACTTATTGTAACTGGTACATCAATGTTACCTAAATTTGAACCAGGTGATCGAATATATGTAAATCCAGACTACCCAGTTTTTGATTTAAAAACCAATGATTTAGTTATTGTTTCTTGTGCTGGTGATACACAAGCTACATTTAAGAGATTAATAATTGAAGATGGAGAAGAAAAATATTTAGAGCCACTAAATACTAAATGGCCTGAACAAATTATTAAGCTAACAGAAGAATGTAAGTTGGTTGGTAAAGTCGTTGGTATGCATAGAGAGTTTTAAGGATAAATAAGATGTTGAAAGTAACTGAATTTCAAGGAATTAATACTGTTTTAACAACTTTTGCAGAAGAAGTTATAAAAACTCAACCTGAATTAGCTGCTAATATTCTTTTAAATATTAAAAATATTTCTAATGAACACCATCCGTTAGTTGAACAATCTTTCATCTTAGATAATTTTGAAAACCATGATTTAGCATCTTTAAATATAAAAGAAGCTTTAAATAGTTTTAATCATGAGTTAGCAAGATTAATGATTTTGACTAAAAATAATTTGATCAAAAACTAAAAATGATTGGATTCCGTTCAATTGAATGTTAACCCTTGTAAATACATGTAAATATATACGAAATACTCAGTTTAATACTGGGTATTTTTTTGCCCTAAATAAATCATATTGGTTGTTTTATATACAATTAATTCATTAGTGAATAATTTGTTGTTGATTTAATCTATTCATTGATGAATAATAATTTCACCAACACATCTCATGGTGAATAAAAAATGAGTACATTACGCTCTACAGATTGCGAAGAATTTATTAATGACATCGATGGCGGTGCCTTTGCAAAACAACTTGGCTATGCAGTTAGCAAGGTTGCAAGTGCTGCTGTTGATACACAAAAAGTCGGCGAGATCACAATTAAATTAAAGTTCTCTAAAGGCGTTGGTCACAACAACGTTACTGTAGAGCACAAACTAATTTCAAATGCCCCACTCCCAAAAGGTAAAAGTGTCGAAGAACACGGTGACAAAACACCTATGTATGTAAACACACGTGGTGATGTATCGCTTTTTGCTAAACACACTGACCAGCTTTTTGAAGAAAAAGCTTAATTTTTAAAAACTTTTTATCTCAACTAAAGGAAAGACCTTCATGTCTGAAAAAATCGAAATCGAAAAATTTTTAGGTTTAGCTAAACCTGTAATTCCACTTGAGCGTGGTCAGCTTGTAGCGTTGCATCATGACTATAGTGTTATAGCTGCTGAAAAATTTATGGATGCTCGCTTCCGTCCTCATGGTGAATTTACTACACCAACATTTAACGACTTTAAAGATTTTGTAGTTGCAGAAGGCGGTAAAAATACACCAATTTTTGTTAATCAAAATGACATGAAAGCTATTGCAGTTCTTAACTTCCATGGTGAAGGACAAGCCCAAGGCCATTGTGACTACTTAGCTTCTTTATGTTTAGAATCAACTGTTGTATGGAAAAAGTTGAATCAACTTAAAGACCATAAATTAGATCAACGCAACTTTGCTGTTTTCATTGAAGATTGGGCTCAAGTACTTAATGCATTTGATGAAAATAATAATGTCATTGATATTAAAGATGCCCTTGTTGCAGTACGAAATATGCAAATTGAAGCATCGACTACTAGTAACGCTGAAGTAGAAAACACACGTCAGGTTCAATCTGAAATGGCCCAAATTGCAGCGTCAGCTAAAAAAGGCGTATTACCAGCTTATTTCACCATCCAAGATTCAGCTTACTTAGGTCTTGCAGAACGAGAAATCAAATTACGTTTAATTGTGAATAGCACTGGTAGCACACCTCAATTTGCCATTCAAATTGTCAAAGAAGAATTATTACGTAATGAAATTATTGAAGATTTCAAAGAAGAAGTAATAGCTTTACTTCCTGAAAACCCTGTACGAATTGGGTCATTTAAATCTTAAGAAATAAAAAAGCCCTGAAAACTTTGGACGGCTATCGGGGCTTTTTTCAACCAATACTACGTAAACGTCAAAAGGTGAACTCTCATGGATCACTACAAAGACAAAGTTATAGACGAACAAGGCTTGATTAGCGTTTCGGAGGCGTTACGAGCTATGGCTTGTGGTCGTGTTATTCAATGTTCAAGTAAAGACTTTCCAAATTGGAAGGACATGGAAATCACAAATATTAATGCGAAAAATTTAATTGATGAAGAGCGCATTAATAAAAACGGCTTGAAGTACAGATATAAACCTTCGCAAATGTCTGTAAATGCTGAGCTAACACAAATGAAAAAGCCTCAATGACTTTGGACGGCTATCGAGGCTTTTTCTACCAATACTGTACGTATAAAGGCAAATTATTATGAATCAGAAATATATAAACAGTCAATCTACCCCATCTACACCTATTTGTTTCGTGCCTGAACTTAGCGGGAATAAAACAAATAAACCAGCTACTTCTAAACTTTATCAGCATCCATCAGCAGAGGATCTAAAGTTTAAAAAAGATAGTAAATGGCCGTATGTTTTATGCTTCCTTATATTTAGTGCATTAGCTATTGCTTTCCTTTATGCATGTGATGCAGAGGCTCAAGTGCGTGAGCAGAAGACGCAACATTGGCAACAACAATTTAACTCAGGCGAACCTGTTGATGTTCAAGTACATGTAGTTAAATTAGGTGGTGCACAATGAGAACAAACTATTTACGAGGATCTAAACGTTACGAAAATAATCTGAATGGTCAAGTAAACCAAAAATCAACTTTCCGTGAATTCGTAGGGAAGGATGAAGAACATGGTTTATACAAAGTCCGTCTTGGCTATACAGTTTATGCTGCAAATCACACTTTAACTCGTGTTTATACGGTTAATGAAAACAATGAATTAACTCCTGTTTCACAATATACGTTAAATACAAAAGAGTGGATTTTACGAAATCTAGAAACCGAAATTAAATATCGTAGAGGACGTGAATTAGGTCAAATTCTTCAAAAAACGCACATACCTTCCCCTGACCGAAAAGCTTACAAAATTCGTCGAGGTTTTCTTGGTACACGCTAGTTGGGGATATTTATGTTAGTTATTAAATCTTTTCGTGTGATTTATGGTACTTGTCCAAGATGTACTAATGACAAATGCACTTTAGGTGTTAGTCATTCTGGCTCTGGTGCTCAATGGGAATGTCACAACTGCGGCTTTTGTTGGCCTAACAGTTAAATGGTGCATGATCAATGAAAGCAATTATTTTAGATACGGAAACCAACAAATTAAATGGTTATCCAATTGAAATCGCTTATGCGCCTTTTAGCTTAGAGAATGGTCAATTGTTAGTTCATAAAGATGAAGTTTTTAACCGTTTCTATTCTTGTCCTGAACCGATTGATTTAGAAGCAATGGCTGTACACAACATCATT